ACCTACAGTACTAAAAACAATAACAATACCAAACCCTGGTAGATTTATAGATGTAAAACAAGAAAAACCTGAAGTACCTCCTGAACAACCTATATTACCACCTACAGTACTAAAACCAATAACAATACCAAACCCTGGTAGATTTATAGATGTAAAACAAGAACAACCTGGAGTACCTCAAGAACAACCTATATTACCACCTACAGTACTAAAACCAATAACAATACCAAACCCTGGTAGATTTATAGATGTAAAACAAGAAAAACCTGAAGTACCTCCTGAACAACCTATATTAACACCTGAATCAACACAAAAACCAAGTATTATAATAACATATGCACCTGTCACTACAACTATTAATAATAACAATAGTTTCAATAAAAACAGTAATAACAATAGTAGTAATAAAAACAGTAATAACAATAATAATAACAATAGTAATAAAAATAATAATAACAATAGTAGTAATAAAAACAGTAATAACAATAGTAATAAAAATAATAATAAAAACAGTAATAACAATAGTAATAAAAATAATAATAACAATAGTAGTAATAAAAACAGTAATAACAATAATAATAACAATAGTAGTAATAAAATACCTGATGTAATACCTAATCCTGATGTAATACCTAATCCTGATGTAATACCTAATCCTGATGTAATACCTAATCCTGATACCATTCAGAATGATGATAAATTAAAGGACATATTAGAAAAAATAAAATTACAGATAGCACTTTTATATAAAATACAGCCAAATCAGAATTTAAAAGATGCGCTTGATAAAATAACTATAAAATTAAATACACTGAGTGGAATATTTGTTGGAAAAACAAATTTAGCTGAAATATTAAAAAATATTAAAACAAAATTAAATATTCTATATAGTATTAAAACAGAAAATCCGAATATTTTACCAGATAAAACAGCACATATACTTGAAAATATCGCACTTAAATTGAATATATTAGCAGAATCTAAATCTGTAAGGAAATGGGGAACTATTTTTGAAAATATTGATAGTAAATTGAGTAATATTTTATTAGAAGTTAAATTAAATATAAATGTATCTCCACCTAAAAGTAATTTACAAGAAACTCTTAATCAAATAAGTAATCAGATGAATAATTTAAAGTCTAAAAGTAATTTACAAGAAACTCTTAATAAAATAAGTAATCAAGTAAATAATTTAAAATCTCAAAAATAAAAGGATTTAATTTACGTATTTTGAAATAAATTTATTTTCTTTATATTAAAATAAATGGCACAATCAGTTTCTCCAAGATCTCCATCACTAGATTATAAAGAGCATATGGAAAATATTAATAAATTTAAGAGATATTCAGAATATCTCTTAGATTTAATTAAAGATGTAAAACAAAAAAACTCGACTGTTACTCCTGTAGATGACAAAACAGTTAAGGATGTGCAAATGATTGAGAATATCAAAAATATTGAACAAACACTCTCTTTTTTTGGCAAAGTTACAGGAAGTTATAAAAAGTTTTTAGATAAAACAAAGGGAAATAAAGAAAATTATAAACAAAAAACCGATAATAATTTATATTTCGCTGAAAAAGATGCAATTAATACCACTAAACCAACCATATCAAAAAATGTTTGTCCTCCTAATGATTTTACCCATATGTATATTATTAAAGAAGATTTTAAAGGAGTTGATCTATCTTCAGAAACCTTAATAGCTGATTTTAACAAAGCATTAAAAGACTATAATGATGCGAAAGTGCAAAATAAGGAGTCTTCCTCCTTAATTGGTGCAACTGAAGATGAAATATACTCGAAATTTTTATTAACATATTTATATAAATATAACCTTATTTTTAAAGGGACTGGTTATGATGCAATTCCTGATTTAAAAAATGGTACAAATAAAATACATGCTATGGTGGGAGGAATTAAGACAGAAGAAATTAATAAGGCTTATGATATGCCTGAGAGGCTTGAAGATTATTTAGAAAATGCAGCAATATCCATTGGTAATATTAATAAATATGTAATATCTTTTATTAAGATATTATTAGCAGTATATAATTGTGAGAGAAATACTTCAGATAGTTATTCCCCCCTATATAATATACTAAATATAGAAATAACAGAACATACTAGTATAAAAGATATACAAATAGGGGCTTCTAAATTAGATAATTATATTTATATAACACAAGATCTATTTGAAAGAAATGGCTTGCCAGATGAATTTAAAAGGTTTATCAAAGTAAAACCTAATGCGATTGTTACGGATGGTGGTGTGGCGGAGGCAGCGTGGGGGGGAGGTCTTCAAGGGTATGAATCATATCAACAAGAACAAGAACAACAGCAACAGCAACAAGGGCAACAAAGTCTTTTAGAAGTTTTACAACAAACATCTCAACAATTAGAACAAATGAGCAAAGCACCTAAAAAAAAGACTACAAAGTTATAATTAATTAATATAAATTTCCAAATATAAAAATAATTTTAATATAGAATCCTTATTTTTTGTGTTTATTTAAATAATAAAATGTTTTAATAAATAAATAGATATGAGTTTTTTCGGAGTACAACAACAAACATCATCTGTTTCTTCTTCACCAATATTGGATCAACTTGAAACTCAATTATTAGGGTTAGCAGTTGTCGTTAATACTGATAATGCAACTCTGGGAAAAGATGAATTTTTTAATAGACATCAAATTTCATTTGAGATTGCATCATCAACAATTACTAATCTTATAACACAGATTCAATCATTGAAGAAAGTTGAAATCAGAAATACAGCAACACTATTAGGAAATTCATATTTTCAAAATTCACAAATAACGGGGAATATTCAAAATCTAGCATATCAAAGAAGTGACTCAGATGAAGTTCAGGTCATTGTTGATGAAATTCAAAAAATGCAGGACCGTTCAGATAGTTCAATAAATTCATTAAGAGCCTTTATAGGACAACTTGGTATTACAAAGAATAAAGCTGAGAATGCATTAACTCAATTAAGTGATAAATTAAATAGAATGGTCCAAAGTAATGAAGCTTTACGTGCATTTTTAACAGATTTCCAAGAACAGTTACTTGATGAAAGTAGCATTAATGTTAAACAAGCTAGGGACGCTGCTTCTTCATTAAATAGAAAATTATCTGATTTAGGGGTTGGTAAATTTGATATATCTACATCTGGAATAAGTTACGATATTCCACCTATAGTACAAACCAGACAAACATTTGTAGATTCTCACAGACAACAACAAGAAGCAGCATTATTACAACAACAACAAGCGCAACAGTTACGACAACAACAGTTACAACAACAAGCAGCCCAAGCACAACAACAAGCAGCCCAACAACAAGCAGCCCAAGCACAACAACAAGCAGCCCAAGCACAACAACAAGCACAACAGCTACAACAAGCTCCAACAAAAATAGGAAATGTTTTAGATAATTTAAAAAATGCTTCATCTGTAGTTGGAAATATGATTGGCCAAAGACCTTCAGCTTCAGCTCAAACTCAAACAGGTCAACCAGCTGTAATCCAAGGTCTAAGCCCAGTATCTTCACCAACATCCCTTATAGGAACTTCTAGTAAGGAATCAGAAGAATTTAGGAAAGGGGTTGAAGAAGGTAAAAGTGCGGTAGCTGCACTAAGAGCCAAAAAACGTCAAGGAAATGTCCAACAAACAGCTCGAGCAACTAATTCTACATCTGCAGATAATGCTGCATTGTTGGCTACACTAATGCAACAAAATGATGCAGCAACGGCTGAGGTTCGTAGGCAGTTGGGAGGTAAAGTTTTAAATGGAGGAACACTTCCTCAGGAAGATATTATAGAATACAATAAAATTTTCCAAAAACAAAAATCTCTTAAAATTTCACTTTTAAAAGCTATAGATATAAAAAAAAAGTTAATAGAACTTTTAAAAAAAATGGGGAAAGATTATAGACAATATGAAGTTGAATTAACAGAATTCAAAGGATATCTTATTAGTTGTGACGAAACTCTAAATGACATTTTAAATGAATTAAGAGAAGATGGTCAACAAATAGATACAGCGTTTTATAAAGTTGATTTTACACAAAATGCTGCTGCACAAACTAATGCAACTTCTACTTCTGCTTCAAGTCAAGGTGTATCATCATCAACAGGCTCTCAATCAGATTACCATTCATCAGAAATGGGTACTGGTGTGACTGAGTCTTTTAATGTGGGTACAAATACACCATATACTGGTACACCCACTCAAACTGGGGGGTGGCTTAAACTAATAAAAGCAATAGATGTTACAGAAGAACTTACCTATAGTAAATATTCAGAATTACTAAATAAAATGAATGAAATAATTGAAAAACATACTAAAACCAAGATTGTTTATGGTATTGACGATCCCAAAGGTAAAACTATTAAATCTGCAATTATCAAATTAGAAGAACTTAATGAAAATAAGAATGATAAAGAATATTGGGAACCTAGATCTCAAATAATTAATGTTTTTTTATCAATGATAACAGTATTAATGGAAGTGTTTTCAAAATATATTAAACTCTCGATAGGTTCTCATCCATTTAATGAATTTCAACAAATTTTTTTTAATAATTTATATAATATTGGTAAAGAACTTAGGATTCCAGCATCAGAAGTTCCGAATGATTTATCAACTAAAAATGAAGATAATTTAGTTAGCCCAGATAGACTTGAATGGATCACCACAATGTTAAATTTTGCATATATAAGAAAAGATATTTTCCCAGATTTATTTGAATTTTTAGATTCAAGATATAGAAAAACTGCAAAAAAAGATTTCCCATATTCCCCTGTTAATGATTATAAAACTAAAATGGAAGCTCTATTACAAACAGATTTAGCAATAAAAATTCCAGATTATCATATTAGTGATACAATTTATATTGAAGATATAAAGACACTTATATATGATTGTTTACAAAGTGGTTTTGGAGTTAATAAAAGTTCACTCTTTAATTTTTATAAAAATGGTGGTTTACCAGAACAAGATGCATCAGAAAATATTAAAAAGATAATTAATTTAATTGATAAAATTGTTGATAATATAGAAGAAGTTAGTAATTTAATTTATTTAATAAATACTAATCTTGAAGCTAGTAAATTTAAATCTTTGGTTGACTCTATAATTAAACGTAGAAATGAAAATACTGTAATAACATATGTTAAATTTAGAAATGATGAAACTATACCAATTGGAGAAAATAGGAAAAAACTACCTTATGATTTATTTGGAATTGTAGAAGATGGTGAAAAAGTAGATTTAAATGATATAGCTGCCTACTTAGATGAAAATGGAAAAGCTATAGATGAAAATAGCTTTCCAGAATATAATAGACGTTTTGATGTTAAAATTAATGGTAATATATTAACTCCTTATTCTATGTTGGATACTGTTCTATTACAATATAATATTGATAATATACCATATTATACTACTGATACAGGAACTGATAATATAAAGAGATTTAAATTTCATAAAGATTTTAAAGAGCATTTAAAAGAAAATCCAACAAAATTTAAAATATCCCAAGCAGATGAAGATGAAAAATTGGAATCTATTGCAAGATTAAATGTAACAAATTATGATAGGCAATTTGTATTTGGTAAATTTACAAAAGTTTTTTTACCTTATATGGATAATATCTCGGCTGCTCAAGAAATGAATTCGATACTTAATTGTCTTGAAAATGATAAGACTGTTTTTTTATTAGGATATGGTGCAAGTGGTGCAGGTAAAACTTCTTCATTGATATATTTCAATAAAACTAAAGAGCCTGGGATATTAATCCATTTATGTAAAAATCTATGTTTAGATAAAAGATTTAATGTAACAGAAATAAATGTAGCTTCAGAAGAATTTTACGTTGATCATTCTGATAAAGAAAATAAAGTTAAAGAAAGATTACTTAATGGTGATTTAACTCCACTGTCTGATCCAAAATCAACAAGATCTCCTTTAACTGGATATATTAAATTTAAATATGATACAGTTAAAGAAGACATCATACTAAGCAGCAAATATACACATTCCAAAGTTCACGATTACCGTTTAAAACCATGTGTTAAAGTACCAAAAGGTACGATTGGTAAAGATGAGGAAGATTGTACAGGATATCCTAGCGGAGATGGATCTAGTGGTGATTTTCAAGTTGATGTAACTACATTGGGACAATTAATGATTTACCTTATTGATAGTGACAGATTTGTTAAAGCAACAACAAATAATCCAAATAGTTCACGAAGTCACACTTTAATATATGTTAAAATGAAAGGTAAATCACCTGACTCTGATGGTAAATTAGTTGATAAAGATTTTAATTTAATTGTGGGAGATTTTGCTGGTGTAGAAAATGTTTTTATGTGTAATGATATAGCAATTAAAAAAGGATTTGCTTCAGTACAAAGAGACGATGATGAGAAAAAACCATTTTATAGTACTGAAGACTTGAGTGATCCAGTACACGCCCATGAATCAAGTGAAACTGCGACAAAAGACGAAGTACCATGGGGTCAAAAAGGTGGTAGTAGATTTACAGATGTATGTAATGTAGATGAATATAGATTGGTTAAGGAAACACAAAATTTATATAATTTTGATGAAAGTATGTTAAATGTACGCAAATATGCAAAAGAAGCTATAGTCCGTTCAGAACCACCTCTATCCCCACCTGTAAGTATTCAAGAAAGTTTAGATAATTTTATTGGACCAGAACCAAAAGATCCAAAAGATTCAGCATGGGGGAAAAGGGGGACAATTTATACAACTTATTTAAATATAATTATTAGATCTGTTTTTGAAGGTTTAAATGCAAATGATGTTTTAAAGAAAAATACAAGATTGGTAGTTTCAGATTTCATAACTAATAAAGATAAAATAAAAAATAATTTAATTGCCCTTAAACAATTGAAGGATAATCTAGAAAATACAGAAATGAAAAAAATAGGACAAATACCAACAAAATATATTGAAATATTAATGAAAGATTCTGATGATTATAATAACACCTATGCATTTTCTATAATTGCTAGAAACACAAAACTTGCATTAGACACTGGTGAAGAATCATTACAAATAATTTTTGAAAATTTAAAACAAAGTGTCAAAAATATCGACGAACCCAAATTAGCAAGTGATTTAGAAGCAGCTAAACAAAAAATAGATGGTTTACTTGGTGAATTAGTTGATTTAAAAAAATCCATATCTTATGATAAAACTAATAATAAAATAATAGGCAGTATAGGAACCCTTGGAAATAATTATAATTCTGAAGCTGAAAGATTATATACAGATAAAAATGAAATAATAGAAGCAGCAAAAACAGAAGAAGCAAGACTTTTGTCAAAAAAAATTACCGAATTAGGGGAGTTAAAGCTTTCAAAATCTATTAATACAGGAATATATAATACTAGAACTTATGGGTCGGGTAAAAATTACAGAGTTATACAAGAACCGATATTTAAAACCATTTACCCTCTTGTATGTAGTAGTATTTCAGAAGAAGGAATTTGTACACAAAACAGAACTAATTATAATGATTCTGAAGTAACATATAATTATACTAATTATATTAAACCTATAGAAGATAAAATAAATCCACTAATCGCAACCCAGAAACAAATTATTATTGATACTGAATCTGATTATATTAAAGCTATAGGTATCCTTAAACAAGAATTTGAAGGAAAACGAATAGAAGAAAATAAAAACAAAAGAAGAGAGGATAAAAAAGCAACAGAAAATTTTCAAATTGCTATTCTTGCCAAATTTACAGAATTTTACAACACTAATATTCTAAGAAATATGGGAAAATTACAAAAATTAACAGTTCCTTCTGTTAATAGAGAGGATCTCACAACAAGTCAAAATGGAATTGACACATTTATTAATAATCTTTCAGACACTTTGGCTTCAGTTAAAGAAAACTTGTCTATAAACGCAAGACAACTTCAAGAATTCTGGGATGAAATAAATAAAATTAATATTCAAATAGAGGATTTAAATCCAACTATATATTCAGAAATTTTAGCAAAACAACCAAAACATCTTACTGAAGACTCTCTCTATCCATGGGTTCAAATTACAGACAAATTAAAAGATGTTTCTATTGTTTTAAAATCTGTTTTGGAAGCATTTGTGGATAAAAAATTTAATCAAAAAGAACAAGAGAGATTTAATGATTTTATATATCTCCAGGCTATTATAAATGGTTATGAAATAGATATTGATCCTTCAGGTACACAATCTGTACCTGTAAAAAGTGATAAAATTAATGAGAATTCTATACAAAACATGATAGAACAATTCGATCTCTTTTACACCATTGCAACTGATTTATTTGTTGAAACTACATGTAGATTAGAACAAGCAGAAAATGTGTGTAATAATAGAAAAATAGAAGGTTTTTTCATTAATGATTCCCTAAGTAAAATGAGAGAGGATATTCAAACAATACTAATTAAAAAAAGTGAAATATATAAAATAGCTTTAGAACCAGATTATGTTAATCCTTTATGTGAAAAGTTTTATTGCAAACCCGCACCAGGTTCAACTAAATGTAGAGATTTAAAGGGAACAGGAACAGAAAAATTAAAATCTAAAATCTTTAATTCAATTTGTAAAGAAATATTTGCTAATAAACAAGAGGAATTATATAAAAAATTAGTAATGGCAGTTTTTTGTGTTGTTAATATATCTAGAGATATGCGTAATATAACAACGAATAACCCACCTCCAATTCCATATATAGATGGAAATTCCCTTGTATATATGTTAAATAATGATAAAATATTTTTCAACGAATCTGAAGATTCATCATCTCCTATATCCCCTTTTAAAAGGAAATTTGTTGAAATTATTGATATGATTGAAAATAGTTATGGCCAAAGACTAAAAGCATTAATATCAAGTCCTATATATCAAGAAGGGAAAGAAGTAATGTTATCTGTAAATAATTTAACATTTAATACAGATAAGAAAAGAATTGAATATAGATATGAATTAGGTCCTTCTGAACCTAAATTACCTAAAAATTTAGATGAATTATTACCTGAAACCCCAGAAGAAACAGTGAAACAAGTTATTGAAAGAAGAGAGAAATTGGAAGATATAAAAAATCGTATACAGAAAATAGTAAATAATGGTAGTAGTGAATTTGATAAAACTTTTAATGCAATATCTGGTGTCAATACAGAATCTCTTACTAGAGAAGATTTACAAAATAAATTAAATAATTTTACAGTAAGTAAATTAAAATTAAAGAGATTTTTAACATTAATTGATAATAGTAATGCAGCATCTACAATAGGAACATTAGAATTTGTAGATAGATTAGCTAAATTTAATACTTCTGATGTAATATGTGGAACAGATATTGAATATGATCCCGCACAAAAATCACAAATAATATCATCATATGAAAAAATGGCTTCAAAAGATAATACGACGGACATGTTTATTGATGTAATTAAATTATGTCCTGTAATTGCAAAAATACAAGCTCTAGCAAAAAAAGCCGGTGGTAAAATATCTATTAAAAATAAAAAGATTACAAAATCAACCTCGAAAAAAAATAAAGCAGTTAAAAAACCAACAAAAAAGACAAAGGAAACTAAATCATCATCTACAGTTGAAAAAAAGAAAAAGAAAACAAAGAATACTAAATGAATTTAATTTACTACATTAAATATTTAAAATGAATTTTCTTCTATTAAATTAAATGGTCAAAACAATTTCTAAAATGATTGGTGGAGAAACATGTTCTCAAACTTATGAAAATATGATAAAAAAATTACTAGAAAAGCAAATTGATATTATCACTTTCCCAGAAAAAATAAATGCTAAGCTTTTAACTTCAGATACGCCTTTAAATTGGCTTATTTTAAAAAATATAATTGATATATATAACAAGATTTTAAATGGTTTTAAAGAAACGGAAGGAGCGTCAGCAATTCTCTGTAAAAATCCTTTTATTGAATTTTTACAAACACTTTCTGGAAATACAGAACTGCGAAAATATTTAAAAAATGAGGGGGGAAACACTTATTTTATTAAAATAATTTCGAATACACAAACATTTACTTTAAGTTGGGAAATTTTTGGTATGGGATTAGGGAGTGCACTATATACCGATTTTATTAATAAACTTCAGGATTCGATTTTCGCAATTTATAAAGCTTTATCATATCAAAATCCAAATATTATGATTAGTTTACCAACTGATCTAGATTTAAAAGATATTAAATTTAATTTATTAGAAACTGAAATAGCAAAACAAATTAATAAAATATCAGATAAAGCAAAACTACCAAATTTTGATATTGATGCCGAAAATGTAACTAATCAACTAACTTTTAACGAATTTATTAATAAGCCCGAAAATCATTTAGAATCTTTATTAGTATTTCTATTTCAAATAGAAAAGTTAAGTCTAAATCTAGCTATTAAAAATAAAGATGTCATAGAAGTTATTAGAAATAAGAATATATCCGATACAAATATAGAGTTAAAAGAAGTAAAATTTGAAAATTTTAAAAAAATGTTTACTAAAGAAAAAGAGTCACTAACAACACCAACACCAGTTGTAGGGGGATTTAAATCAACTTCACCTCCCCCAAAGATTGTTGACAAATATGTCTACAAAAATAAAAAATATAAGATTAGATTTGGACCTAAAGGGGGGAAATATATTCTCGTAGATGGAGAACCTATCCGTATTTAAATAACTTGCATTTATTATTTTAATTAATTTTAAAATAGATTTAAATATAATTTTTATTTGATATTATATAAAGATATAGCTTCTTTAGGAAATAAATAAGCTCTATGTGCATGTAATTTCTTAAAACACTTAGTTAAAGTAACCTGACTGATTTCACATGAATTGGCCAAATCCTTTTTAGTTATACCTATTTCACATATAACATTACATAAATATATACTTGCAGCAGCTATTGATGGAGGTGTATTTTCACTAACAATATTCAATTCATCTGCCTTTTCAACTACATGTTTACATAAATCCTTAATATCTTTGGATATGTTCAACTTTGAACTGAATCTCTGAATAAAATCTACAGGACATGACGAATCCAAATTCATATTCATAATATCCTGGAATTTCTTACACCCCCGAGTCATTGTCGTCAATTTTAAGTTAAATATCTTAGCAATTTCCTTGGTACTCCTAGGTACTTTGTTACTTTTACAAGACATATAAATACTTGAAGCAATCAAACCACTACGGTTTTCCCCGCGGGAAATTCTAGATTCAGAAAGTTTTTTATAAAATACTTTAGCTTCTTCAATTATTGAAGTAGGGATTCCACTATTAGCTGCATGAACCGTAATATTATCAAATATATTATATAAACTACGTTCCTTGTAACTCATAGAGTTCCACATGTGATATTTACGAATCAACTTCATATCATAACTTTCATTCGTCTGATTACTAATGATAGATCCCAGAGATGAATTTGGTAATAGATCATTTACAGGCATACCACATCTTGTCGGATCACTGGCCTTACTATCATCATTTCCATAATATCTCCACTCGGCTTGCATATCTATAAATCTGGCTATTAATGTATTGCAACTTTTACATACATAATTACCATCATCTAAAATTATATCTTCTGAATTACAATTCTTACATTCTACAGCTGTACTTACATGATCTGAGTGTAATATAGATTTATCAATTAGACCATTTATATTTTTTTCATTTCCGATCTTATTATTAAACTCCTCATCAACTTTTATGTTTAATCCTTTTAATTCTATCAATAAATGCCATAAATCTTCAGAGTCTTCTAAAGTGTCAATGGTTATATTGTCCATGCACTTACATCTATTTAATAACAAAATCTATAAGTATTTAAACAATCAATTTTTTTATTTTTTAAATCCTTAAGTAGTTTTAATGTAAACTACGTTTCATATTATTTCTTTTTCTTTAAGTAATTTTATTTACTCATTTAAGACATTTATTTAATAAAAAACCAAATAAACATCTAGTAAAAATTAAAAATAGTATTTTATGTTGAAACGATTCTTTTAAGAAATGCATTCTTCAAATCACATGGAATTTCATTAAAATCAATTAGGAGTTTATTCAGCTTATATTGTTTATAAGCATCTGGATTTTTCTCACAAAATTTTACAAAATTATCTTCATTTTCAGCTAGTTTCTCTGCAGTCTTTGGTCCAACCTTTTTCATAATAGATGGAATATTATCACTTTTATCCCCATTAAGAATCTTAATCTTTAAATACATTGCAGGTGAAACTTCAATTCTTGATCTCAATTCTTTTCCTTGTAAATTTTTAACAATTGTATGATCATCTAGTAATTGAATATAATCATTGTCATTTGTTACTATCGTAATTAAAACGTGATTATTCATACTCCTAATATAATTCTTACTTAATGCAATTACATCATCAGCTTCTAACCTATTATGATTTAGTATATTAAATTTATAACATGCTTGTAGTTGGGGAATTAAAGTATTATATGTATATTTAAAAATATCTTTGTTAAAAGAATCCAATTTATCATCACGGGAACCCTTGTAATTATTAAAATGATCATTTCTCCAAATAGTATCTCTAATACTATCTTTGACAATAAAAACATTTTCCCATTTAACTTTTGAACTTTTTACAAGATCACATAATGTTCTCTCAAATAATTTTGGATATTTCTCCATAAATAATTCATTTTCCATTATGTCACATGCTTGGATCTCCAATTTTTGAAACTTTTTAAGCCAATTAAATGTTGCATAATATCTATAAAATATGTAATAACTCATATCTACCCATAAACTATCTACATCAACATTAATATGTATATCTGGATGTGTATCTAGATTATGAATGTGTCCTTCGTCTTTATAAGTATGTCCTCTGTCTACATCAATGTGATTAATGTGTCCTTTATCTGAATTCATAGAGTCGCCAGGCGATCCCATTATTATAATATAAATTATGTATATTAATAAATCAATTTTAAACTTCAATCAATTTTTTTATTTTAACGATTTTGTAATGTTACTACACTAAATAGTATAACATATAAGGCTATTAATATCGCTTGAATATAACTCCAGGTCCAACAATTCCCTTTGATCATACAATCAACCGAATAAACTGAAAGAGCAATCGGTATTAATAATAAAAGTAATATTTTAAATCTTCGTTTAACGTCATATTTATATTTTTCTTCTTCTGGCATCGTCTTGCTTATATCAAATGGTAGTAATATTATTAATGCCATGATAAAATATGCAATTAAAGCTATTAAAGCTGGTCGTGAAAGCTTTAAATTTTTAAATTTTGGCATTTTAAATTTCATTTTAATTCTATTAAGAAAATATGTCATAATAAGTTCTTTTAAAATCTGATTATCTATCACAAGTATTAATAATTATATTTAAAGCATTTCAGATGGTGATTTTGATCCACACATTCCAAAACAACAACCACATGTAATTGTTGCAGCAACACCTACAAAACCAATTGCCAAGTTTTCTCCCATTTTTTCACTTGCATTTACAGGGGTCTCTTCTCTTTCATCAAATGCATTAACAGCTGGATTTCTAATACAACAAGAAACGGGTAATATAATGTATGCTAGGGGAAATCCAGCAATTGCTAGTAACCATTTACCTATATTTTTAATCCGTTTTTTTGTAGAATTATCATGTAATTTATTTGATTCGGATTCATGTGGATAGACTTTATTATTAACCATAATTTGATTATAAGTCACATTAATTGGAAAAATAATATTTTCATGATCAAATTTTATTTACAATTGTTGTACTATATAAAAAAATTTTTTATATTTTCATGATATAAAGCTAATTCATATTTATAAATATAATATTTAAAATGAACCTTGAATATGTAAGAGAGGAAGTTGATGCAATTGTAAATAATTATAATGGTGATAGAGAAATGGCACATATACGCGAGGATAATTTTATTATTGAATTTCTTTGTGATCTTGTGAATTCACTTACAGACAATGGAAATAATGATTTTGAAAAATTTAAATCTGATACTCTCGCTAAGATTAATTTAATTTTAGAAATGAATAAAAAAACAGAAGATTTAAAATGGTACGCATAAGTCATAAGACATAAGTATTTACTCCCTATTCATTTCAGGTAAATTATAAAAAGTTTGCATATTATGCACTGTTTTGCTTTTATGTAATTTAGTCTTTGTTTTAAATATATTAAGCCATGAAAAGTTAAATTTTAAACAATAACAAAAACCACATATTTCAAATATATAAAACAATTTCCAGTCATGAAAATCACATTCACATTCGGAACATCCGAATGAAAATTTATAATACATATTTAATATTTTAAAATTATTTAATAATACCTAAAACTATTTAAATAGTTTTACATTTTTTGAGAACTAATTTCACCGTTGATTTCTGAAAATAGAACAACGTTTAACTTATTTTTATTACAATCATTGATAAATTCCTTTTGGTTTACTGGAATGACAACCAATTTTTGTTTAGTTGTAGAAGGATGATCAATAGTATTAATCAATTTAAGCATATTTTTGGCATTTTGAACCTTCTTAAAAGCAATAACAGAGGGTTTGTTTTGTTCACCTCTAATTGTGTAGAAGACCTTTGTAACCTGCCTTTGGATAACGAAGCAATTCATTCTTTTTCTTTAAAGCTTTCTTGACGATATTATAATTATAATGTATAATATCTACAATATTAATCAAATTTTTTAGATCTTTCTAATGATTTAATAAATAATTGATAACCTAATTTTTGATAATTACAGGACAAGATAGTGGAATAGTAGTATCCCGCAATCTTTCAAAGCTACTATCATATAATTGTATCCCATTAATTATTTTAGGCCTATTGTTTCTTTCGTTTTCATCATGCTTATATTTAAGATAAGTACAACAAAGACCTAATCCTATTAAAAATAATACAATAAATAATAATATTAGAAAGTCAATTGCAGTGAATTTACTTGAATCGTTTATACAAATAACAAATAATGTTCCATTTACATCTTCAGTTGCAGATTTAGTTCCTGAAGGGCAAACAACGTCACCACCATGTGTCATTTTAAATCTATATGTTAAATATTCTTAAATAATTTAACTAATAATTATCATAAAATAACTGTTCTATTGTAATTTCTTTCTCTGGTATATTATTAATATGTCTTTCAATTGTTATTTTAAGAGTTTCGAGACGTTTATTCCAAATAACTTCATTATCTATCATAGGTACACCTGATGTTTTATGATATTTAAAACATGATTTTATATTATTTCCATTTTTATCAGTATATTTATCTGGATTAAACCTAATAAATACAATTGGTCTACTTGCTAAGTCTTCAAATAACATCATCATTCTTTTGTTTTCACATGAATAATCAAAATGTTGATTTTCATCAATTTCAATGATTATTGAATGTGTGAATAAATCAATAAATATATCTGGTCTTTTATTTGAACATCCACCTTGTATCTTTTTATCATATGATTCAACATATTTTTTAAAATATAATTTTATATAATCAGTTACATGCTTTTCTTTTACTTTATAATTCCTAGAAACTGGTTCGTTTGGAAAAGTATGCACAAAACAATACAGACAATATCCTTGATATTTAGGATTTTTTACCAAAGTATTACATTGTTCTGAATTACATGTTTTATCTCTGATATTTATCATATTATCTAATTTATGTTCATTACAATAAATAGCTATTTTTTCACCTTCAAAATTATAGATTGGTCTAGTTAAACATCCTTCATAAATACATGTTTTATCTTTGACATTTATCATATTTTCTAATTTATGATTACTACAATAAATAGCTTTTTTTTTATCTTCAAAATTAAAATTTGGTATAATTTTACACCCTTCATAAATACATGTTTTATCTCTGACATTTATCATATTTTCTAGTTTATGCAAATTGCAATATATTCCTAATTTTTCACTTTCATAATTATAACATGGTTGTTTAATACATTCATGATATATACATTTTTTTGACGCAACATTTATCATATTTTCAAGTTTATGTTTTGAACAATACAATCTTATGTTTTCACCTTCAAAATTATAAACTGGTAAAATATTACATCCTTCAAATAAACATTTTTTACTTTTAATATCAACCATATTTTCAAGTTTATGTAAAGAGCAATATAATGGTGCTTTTTCATTTTCATAATTATAACATGGTTGTTTAATACAATCAATGTATAAACATTTTTTACTTTTGACATTTATCATATTTTCTAGTTTATGCAAATTGCAATATATTCCTAATTTTTCACTTTCATAATTATAACATGGTTGTTGTACTTTACAATCAGATACTTTACATTTTGGCATTATAATAGTTAAAAATAATTAATACTTAAATATATTATTCAAATTTTAAAAAATTGATTTATATTTAAGTATAAAAACGATATTATACTTAGCTATATATAATGGGTGTACCTTTCTTTTTTAGACAAATTGTTGAAAAATATCCAAACATTGTTATAGATAAAATTAAAAAATGTAATAGATTGTTTTTAGATTTTAACGCTATTATACATACATGTTCTGCAATTGTAGTATCTAAAAAACCTACAGATTATACTAATTTGGATATATTTAACGAAGTTATAAAATACACAACAACTGTTACAAATATTTGTAAACCAAGCGACCTATTATACCTAGGAGTAGATGGTGTAGCTCCACGAGCGAAGGTACAACAACAAAGACGTAGAAGATACCTAAGTGCATACAGGAATACATTAATTAATGATTTTAAAAAGAAAAATAATTTACCAGTATCTACTTGGGATAGTAATTGTATTACACCTGGAACAAATTTCATGATTGAGTTAGATCTATTTCTTAAAAATTATTTTAAAGAAAATAAATTTCCTTTTCAAGTAATTTTATCAGGTCATGATGAGCGAAACGAAGGCGAAAATAAAATTATTCATTATATCAAGCAAAATAGTCAACAAGAATATACAAATGTAATAGTAGGGTTGGATTGTGATTTATTATTCCTTAGTTTAGGTTGTAATAAATCAAATATATATCTGATGCGAGAAAGTGAAGAATTTGGTCGTAGTATTACAAATAATATGTCTTCTACAACCAAACAATTATTTTTCAAATATGTTGATATTAGTGTATTAAGAAAATATGTATCACAATTTCTATATGGAAATGATGATATATCATATATGTATGATTATATATTCATATGTATGATGTGTGGTAATGATTTTATCCCAAGTATGTCATTTTTGAAACTTAAAAACGGAGCCCTTGATATTCTATGTGATGTATATAAAAGAGTATTTAATGAACTAAATAGTAATTCTGAAAATAAACAACATCTTATTGAAAAAAGGGAAAATGATGGAAAATATATTATTAATCATACATTCCTTGTTAAAATGTTAGATTTATTTGCAAAATCTGAAAATAATTGTATGAAAGAAATTATAGAACATCATAGTAATATTATTTATAATCCAAATCGCAGATTTAATACAAAACTTGAAAGATTTACTTATGAATATGAAAATATGCCGTTAATAAACAGATCTCCGGATATTATTAATCCACACACAGATTCAAATTGGAGGATGAATTATTATCATTATTTATTTGGTTCTCATTCAACAGATATTATGAAGAGTGTTACTATGAATTATCTTGAAGGACTTTTATGGACAACAAATTATTATTTCAATGATAGCTGTGATAATCTTTGGTATTATGAATATGATTATAGTCCATGTGTCTCCGATCTTTATAAATATACTTATACAATTGAGCCTGAAAAATTTAAAAAAATGCAATTAGATTTACTTAAAAATAAACCAAATAAAAATGAAATTGATAGTAGTATTCAAATGCTAATGGTATTACCTCCACAATCTATAGATATTATTCCATATAAATATAAATGCCTTTTTACAGATATTAATCATGGATGTATTCATTATTTTCCAACACAGTTTAAATTATCTACATTTCTAAAAACACAAACATGGGAATGTATTCCAATGCTCCCTAAGGTTAATTTGGATGTGATTAGGATGTCAATGAATAAAGTTGAATAACGCTTAATATTTGCTTTCTGTGAATAAACCAAATTTTCCTACAGGAAATGAATTATTTAATTCTACACCAAGTGTATAAACATACTCAGGTTTAAAATCAGATAAAACTGTATTTGAAATAACTTTACAATAACCATGATTGGCAGATCTTATATAATCACCTGGTAAAATTTCATTTACTTCGATAAATTTTTTATTTGAACTCAAGAAACGTTGATTACTTGTCATAATCAATTCAGATGGCTCTAATATATATCCAGTTCCACTGATTATATATAAAGAATGTAATACATTATTTTCTAATAGGGTTTTATATATCTGTATAACTTTTGCACAACCTCCATTATGATTACATACAACATCCCCAATTATTACATCTTTGATTTTTTTATTACCCATTATATTTGTTATAAATACATCAGTTTCTTCTACAAAATATGAGGATTTCATATATTATAAATAATTTAAAATGTCTTTAAATAACTATATAATGTCTTTAAACGTTTAATTATTCCATTATATTTGGTATTTCAATTCAGTATAATACCCGATCATAAAAACATATGTTATTTTAATTTAGTAATTTTTATGTTTATACTATAACTATAAGAGATATGAAAAGATTAAATATTTTAGAATTACATAGAACAATAAATGAGAAAAATATGAGAAAGACTGAGACCTATGAGAAAGTATTAGAATCTTGTCATAGAAAGATAACTTTAGGATCTCAAACTAGACAATTACGATGTATGTTTGAAGTACCCGAATATATACCTGGATATCCAATATTTGATTTAAATAGTTGTATTAAATTCTTGATGGCGACACTCAAAGCGAATGGTTTTTTAGTCAATTATTATTTTCCTAAAATTTTGTATATCTCATGGGATTTTGATGAAATCCGTGAAGATTCAAAGCCTAAAAATGCATTAAATACATTAATTTCTAATGGACAAAATAAGAACATACAAAAGATTCAAAATAATGGACAAGGTCAACAATATACTATAAATAAATATGCAATGGAAAATAATAACAATATAAATAATTTAAATTCAAATCCTTTATTGTTAAAAAATGAAAGAGTTCAAATGAATAATAATAAAGATTTGTTAACATCATCATTAAAATTGCAAAAAAAGAAAACAGGAAAATTGGAATTAAATTTATACTAGGCTCAGAAAACAACGTTTTCCGAACCTTTCCTCTTTTATACAAGAACAATTGCATGACCATTTTCTCTATATTCCTCTAACATCATTTGTAGATCTTCGATTAGAGGTTTTATTTCGCTTTTATTGAGATCTTGGATTTTTTGAAGTTGAGACAGGATCTCCCTTAAATCTTGTTCATCCATATCCTCTTCCAAAATACGTTTTTTGTCTTTATTACAATAATCTGTGAAAATCTTATGACCTTGTAATAAAAGATCAGTTAATCCCTTGGTAAAAGTCACAATATCCCACTTATTATTTCGATAGATTTCCATGGTATTACGTTTAATACTTTTGATTCGAATATTTTGATTTTCAGGGAAATTGGGATCACAATGGAGGTTTGCAAGGAGTTCCTTAAAACGAAGATTCATAAATAATGAACTAACCAAACTATCAGGGATAGCATCCATATTTTCCCAGCCGAAATTCTTAAGTTTAGGGACGGTGATATTAATATTTTGTGTATTATTTGTAGTATTATTGTGTGTAGTATTTACAGAAATATTATTAATTTTTTCTTCTAATTCATTATTTTTTTTTAATAATGTCTGAACAACATCAGATAATTCGTTTATTTTATTATTTTCTAAAGATGGTTTTTTATTACATGTCTTTTTATGCCTTGATTTACTAGAAGTATTATTAAATTGTTTTTCACAATATTCACATTTATAATTTTTGTCATTATAAATTCTTGTTTGTAACTCTTTTATATATATTGCTCTATCTATATTTTCAAAATCAGTTGAACATTCTTTTATCTTATTTAGATGAGATATTAAATAATCTTTTCTATTACATTCGTAACCACATCTTTTACATACAAACATCTTTATTATAAATAAATAGAAATTTCTTTATATACTAACTTTTTCTATACATTTTTCTAGAGAATACTAACATTCTCTATTTCTATATAGTTTTATATACAATTTATTAAATTTTAATCGTTAATAACAGTATTTAACATTCCCTATTAATTCTTTCTAGAATGTTAACATTCTCTAGAATATATATTCTATATATTTATATACATAAATTAGTCTCTGTAACTTTATTTTTATTGTATTTTTAAGAAATCTCTCACATTTTCTATAAGATTTCAGGGGAGGGGGGGGGTAAAATCGATTTTAAACTTTTCTATTTGGAAAACCCAATTCTAAAATAAGTTTAGTATAATTTTTATTAAAATTTTGTTAACAAAAAATGTTACCGAATAAAATCATATGTCCGTTTATAAAATGGAAAATTTTAAATTTAAATTAAATACTAAAGGTATTTTGTGCTTTGCACTCTAACTTTAGGAGTAAATAAAAATGATTTTATATAATATCTATGATTGCATATTAATACCGATTTTAACGAATTGTTCTAATAAGAAGATGAGGATGATTCCGGATATAATATATAAAATGAGATCTAATATTTGTAAACTTGCTGTTTTTTTCTTATATGTTTGATATCCTCCATAAGAATCATCATAATCATCCATGAAATATTGTCTTTCATCTTCAGCATAACTATTTCGATTCCTTGGATTTGGGCGTTCATCTTCGGCATAACTATTACGATTTCGCGGATTTGTATATTCTTCGCCTGTACTATATCTTCTAGGAGGAGGTTGATTTGGTGATCTTTCTGAATATGTTGGTGGTGATAAATCTTTACCAGAAGTGAATGTTTCCATAAATGTTGCAGAGTTGGAATTAACAGGACGTTCTTGTATAGGAGGTTTATACATAGATGATGGTTTGACAATATTTTGTTCCGCGTTTACTTCAGAATATGTGGGTGCGTTAGATGAGATTCCCATGAACATTCTTTCAGAGTCTTCATCATCCCAATAATCGTCATATAAATTAGCTTTAGGGGTTCTAGATTGTTTTAAAAATTCTTCTTGAATAACAGGTTCGGGATGTGCACCACGGAATGAAGGTATTCTAGGTTCTTCGGAAGGCATAATATTTCCACTGCATTCTCCATCGTATAAAGGAGGTAATTTCATTTCAAATTGTTTTTCGAAAAGGGTAGAACTATTGTTTCTTCGAGGTTGTTGTGTTTCAGCATCGGGTGAACGAGTAATATCATAAATATTTTGATTTTTTTTAATTGTTAAATTTTTAGGTGATGGTTCTCTCTCTAAATTTTCATAAGCCATAGATTGGGTTTTCATATTTCTCTGATATTTACTTTTATCATAACCATCATAATATTCATTCGCGAATCTGACAAGATCAGTATCACTATAATTGGAAGAATTAACTTTTGATTCGTATAAATCGCATATTGGATCTTGTGGGGTTTTTTTCTTTTTGTTTTTTTGTTTACTGGTGAGATCACCCCATGCTTCATCGATTGTACAATATCCTGTGTTAAAAACAGTCATCGAATAATTTAATTATAGTTTAGAAAATAAAATGTATTTTTTTATTAAATGTACAACGTACATATCATCATTAATTTTTTCATTTTGATAACAATGATAATAATAATTTCAATTTTTGGGTTAGACATGAAGGAGCCATATCCCAAAGAATTAATTCAGTTATATAATGAACCTTATATAAGATTTTTATCTTATATGTTAGTATATGCTCTGACCTTTTATAATAATACATTATCAATATTAGGATTATTTGGTGTATTAATGCTTCATCTGGATTATATTAATTTAGTTGTTGCATATTGATTTTTATATCCGTAATGAATAAATTATGTATGAATTTATAACATTGTTAAACAATAATAAAGTTGTATGGGGAGTAACTATGTTATTATTAAATGTAGGTTCGAGGTATATTGTAGCCGATTTGGGTAAATTTCACGAGTCAATTTTAACAAATGAATATGTTAAAAAGATAATTTTGTTTTCGATGTTTTTTGTAGCAACCCGTGATATAATAACAGCATTTCTTTTGACAATATTATATATTTTTGTAATAGATGGACTTTTACATGAAAAGAGGAAATTTTGTATAGTACCAAATAAGTATAAGACTTCTCAGATAGTAGATGAAAAACAATATTTGGAAGCGAAACAAAAGGTTTTAATATTTGAACAAGAGAAAGAACATGTGAATAAAAAAGTCTTAAGTGAAGAGAGGAAGACGTCTAATATTTATGAAAATTATGCATCAAAGTTAAATTTTTTAAATATGCAGACTATTTAAAAAAAAGTCGAATTCAAAGTTATAAAACAAATATTTAATAAATATGATAAAATTACCAGAAAAAAACAACAACATTAGATTATCATCTAAGCATAATAGTACATTAAAAATGAATAAATCATATATATTTAATAAGAACGTGAATATTCTTGCGAGTTTAAAAATAAATAGCCCTATAAATTATAATAATTTTCTAAATATAGATATTAAATCATCTCCTTGTGAATTATTAAATAATAAAAAGGATTACATAATATCATTTACAGATTATGATTATATAAATCTGTTAAAAAACTATATGAAGCATCCATATAGTGTATCAAAAACAAAGATAAGTGATTTGAGTTATTATTTAGAGAGAATGAATTGTAATTTACTGGTAATCAATGATATTACATGTGATAATATGACAAAACAAGTCAAATATACCGCGTTTAATATTGAGACTGATAAATTAATGAATAGTGATATGTATATTCCAGTTTCTATTCATAAATTTAATTTTGGGCCTTATTAAAATAATTACATAAATTTATTTTTATAGGGTGTTTCAGCGTTAACTAAATCTCTATGATATATTGATACTTTAAAAGGGTCATCTGATTTTAATTCGAATGGAAACAGAGGTTTAAAGATTATATATTCAAGATTACTGACTTCATTATTTAAATAATTATTTTTAATAATAATGTATATGAATACACTAAATAAAATAACTAATAATAATGTATTTATGAAGAGTATTAAGTTATCCATTTAATTATAATAAAGAAAGATAATAGTTATTTTTCATATTCTGAAAATGTGATAATATTAAAGAATCTACATTTAGTATTGACTATATTTTCATCATAAGTATTAAATGGAATATAAAATATACCTCCAGATGCAATAGATTTTAATGTTAAAAACGTATCAAGTACAGTAATTATATTTTTGATACCAAATATATTAATAATTGTTCTATCATTAAAATCAAATACGTGTTCAAAATTATTAATTTTGAAAATCCATTTTTCATCTGATACTAGTATGTAATTATCATTCATTTGGTTATATTCATTTAATAAGTTCCATTTAATATTGATATATTTATGAATAATTTTATAAATGATATTGAATACATTATAATTTGAATATATTGTAATAACTGAATTTTTTTCAATTAATAATAATATTAAAAATATTAAAAACCCATATTTGATAGTAGGTAAAATGAATGGTATATTATTTATTTGTGAGGGTATTTTAAATAAATAATGATCATCAACACATAATGACATAAATGGGTCATTTGGGCATATTTTAAATTCATAAAAATCAAAAAAGTAAAGAACTATATCATTTATATGATATTTACAATTTTCCCCATTAATATTTGTTATTTTTCCAACAATAATATCACATTGTATTGTTGAGTATAACATAGAAATAGTACAAAGACACATTTTTAGTTTATTGAATAACTTCGAGAAATAAATCTAATTAAAATACAAATAATGTCACTACCTAAATTTCCTGCAAAATCAATAACATTTAGGGATAAAAGTTTTCCATTATTACAAACGCGTGCATTTAGTTCATTATCTGTTGATACTGTTAATGCAATTAATATGATAACTTTGGATTCTAGATTTCCTCCGAATATAGTTGGTAGTTTTAAATATGTTGTACATGAATATCCTGCAGATATAGATATGTTTGAGAGTTATCAGAGTCATGCGATTCGTGAAGCTCCTGAGAAAAACTCGAATGGTTGTAGTTATAAAGAAGCTATAAAAGATATTGCGTCTAAATTCAAGGATATTGCTTTAAGATTAAAAGAAGGCAAGGATGTATATTTAGGTGATTTTAAAGCTGGTCATGATAATAGATATAGAGTTAATATTGGATATATAAGAAATTTGAAATTAGCAAATTATAATCCATTTTTAATAAGGAGTAATATAATTAAGATAGGTGAGCAGGGATTATATTCAGAAGCGGAGGTAAGTGAATTATTATCAAAAGTAATTGAACAACCAAGTTTACAAGAGTATTCTGATTTAGAAAATGCCATAAGGAAAAGATACATAATACGTTGGACGTTGGATGAATTATTGAATGGTTTCAAGATTCTTCCATTAAATGTCAAGTTAACATTAGAAGAGGCGATTGGTCATAAAAGTATTATAAAGATAGATATTTGGTTATATTTAAATCAACGTTATATAGAGATGACAAATTGGTATATGTTAACTTATAAAGATAATCAAGGGGTGATAAAAAACTTAAGTATAAAACCAGAGAAATATGAATCATCTTTGATAAAAGATTTATATCACTATAATAATCCGGCTGTGAATAAATATATGAAATTAGCGAAACGTTTATGGTTATATGCTGTCTTAAAAAAGAATAAACAATTAATGATAAGTCTATACCCTTTATTTGGTAGTGGTGCATCAAAAATGTATCAGATAGTTGGAGAGATTGAGACAATTCAAAATATATTGGAAAAGGTTAAAAAGGTTTCTTTGGATACAATTATTACTAATATAGAGGATTGGAAGACTAGATTGGGTACTGTAATGAGTGATATATTACCTATTCCTGTTGCTCATGTGGTTTATGAGAATATTAATATAATATTAAAAAACAAGCATAAAAAGGAATTTATATTGGTAAAATTAGATGAGATATCTGATAAGTTAACACAATATATAAATCGGTATGTAAAGTTATATTTTAGTAGAAATCATATAAAACTGGAGAAATTTTTAGAAATAAAATGAATATATATTAATAATGAATGTAAAAAAGGAAGCTAGTAGTAAAAATGTGAAGAGTGTAAGTAATAGTAAGAAGTCGTCAGATAATAAATCTGAATTAAAACAAACTATATGTTACACAGGTATTGGTGCTAATAAAACTGGGTTACATACAGATAATGAATTTAGAAAATTAATTAAAACACAGAAATTATGTAATAATAATTGTCCTAAAAAAATAGATGATTGGGTTGAATGGTATGGTGCTGGTAGAAAATCTGAAAAAGTATGTAAAAATGTTGTAAAATTGAATAAAAAGATTGATATTCAAAATAAGAAGGCAGATAAGGCGACAGATAATTTAAAAAAATGTATAAAGGAAAAATGTGATTACGCAAAAGAAAATGTTTATATATCTGGAATATGTGTAGTTAAAAAGTGTGTAAAAGAGGGTAAGAAATTAAATAATGCAAATAAATTAGTTAATAAAGCTTCTGATAAAGCAAATCGTGCTTGGAATTAAAACTAAAGCGATAATATTTAAGGTTTTAAAATAGAATTCATAAATAAAATTAATGAAGCCTCATATAAATGAGATTTTATTAGAGTTTAATGATATTATTTATGAATTAAAAAGGGCATTTAACGAGGGTGCTACAGAGGTGGAATATCATAATTTATGTGCTAGAATGACTACTAATCTTGATGATGAGAATAATATAGATGATACAGATAAAGATACTTATATAAACTTAAAGGAGGATATTTTGACAATGCACGAATATCCATTAGATTATTCTTTTGATTACGGTGGACGTGGTGTTAGTTATATAAGATTTGGTATTGTATTTAAAGGTAATGAGAATATTTAAGGGTAAAAAATATATAAAGACAAAATATTTTATGTTATATATTCTAGACATATCATGTATAACAATACTTATAATCCAAAACCATTTTCATTACGTGATTTAGATAATTTGATTGATGAAAGTACCATCAATAATATTAATAGATTTGCAAAGACTTTTGAGAATATATTCAAAAATGATAGTGGAGACTTTGCTATTGATAAAGATGAACCCAATTCTATTCAAGGATTACCTATGACTAAATTTTTAGCTCATGATTTAATTGAGCACTCAGGGCTTGAAGATTCTTATCAATTAATTATAGATATTCCAGGTGTTTCAAAAGAGAATATTACAATGAATGTAATATCTCAAAATACTTTACAAGTTAAAGTAGAGAAAAAAACAGATGATGATTTAAAATATTTAAAGAGGGAGAGAACTCCTGGTTTATTTATAAAACAAATAAGTTTGCCTAAAGAGGCTGATTTACAATCTATTAAAGCTAAATATGATAATGGTATGTTGAATGTAACTATTCTTAAAAAGGTTAGCCCATACGATAATATCAAGGTAAATATTTTATAATACCGATATAAATTGGTAAAAAATTGATAATATAATGTTTTATTTTTATTTAAAGGATAAACGATAATCTTTTTAAAATGTTTAACTGCTGTATCAAACCTGTTAATAAATTTGGATTGCAATCTGAATCTGATAATTGGAATGCAAGTCTACAAGCGAGTTTTAATTGTCAGAAGGATTGTTGGATTTGTTATACTGGGGGTGACGTTAAAAACCTATGTGAATGTAAAAATTTAAAATCTCATAAAAAGTGTTTAGCGAAATGGCAATTCAAGAATATGGGAAAATCTGAAGAGGAAAATTGTCGTTTTTGTAATACTAAATATAAATGTAGTTGGAAGGATGAGTTTTTTCGAAAGGATTTGTTAGATAGACTACATGATGTAGTACCAGAAATAACAGTTACATATAATAATATGTCAAAGGATATAAAATTGTATAATACAGGATATAATGCATTTTTAGAAATAATTTCACATTTTGTGGATACAAATGATGTGAATGCGCTTGATAGTTTTGAATGTATATTGTCTATAAAAAACTGTAAAAGATTGAAATTAAATACAGTAAATGTAAGTGTAGAGTTAATGAACAATATAATATTTTGTGCAAAATTGTCATCATATAAGAAAAATTAATTATTTAAATAATATTATTTTCAATATAGTAAATGGAAAGCATTGAAACTATATTAAAATCAATTGATAATGATATAGAATTTTCAGATAATTTAAAAGAACGTATAAATATTTTATCAGAGGACGATCTTAATTTATTAATAGATAGTTTAGATTTTATAGACAAACCTGTAACAGTAAAAAAAACTGTACGCAGGGCTACAATAAATTTAAATGGTGTAGAAAAAACAGTATCTAGAAATATATATTCTATTTGGACTGAGATAAGGAAATTATTAAAGGATAGTAATTCTAATACAGCTTCATATTTATCATATAATACAACTAATTCTAACAGTAAATCAGAATATAAAGAATTACCGGATGAAATGAAAGAGAAATTAGGGTTTACAAATAAATCAATAAATTATTTTAATGATGATAATTCAGAAAGGGGTATAAATTCGTTTAGTGAAGTTGATCGTTCGAGCTTTGTAGAAAGTCAATATAATTCAGTTTTATCAACAGTAAATGAGGATGAGATAGTAGATAAATTAGATAGATTATATGAAAATGTAAATATGATAGATAAAATAGGGGAGTTATTTTTTAGATTTCGTCTAGAAGATAAATCAGTTGGTAAATATTCACCAGAAAACACTTTAATTATAAATGCAAATGAATATTTTGACTTGCTAGACGAAACAGTTTTTCCAATAGAATTTGATGTAAGTGAGACTAGTTGGATAACTCCTTTTGTTGGACTTAGAATAAATAAGTATGGTACTGAAGTTGAATATATGGTTTATTATGGATATGAAGTTACAGATGCTTTTTCAGAAAATGATGCGAGACGTTTTTTCACTTTAAAAGGTAAATCAGATATTAAACTTTCTAAATTTTATAAAGACCAGAAAAGTGAGTATTTAAATTTTTGGGTTTTTTTTAAGATTGTATATGAAAGGATAAAAGAGTTGAAGCCTGATATTGAAATTGTTTGTAATGAAATGTTTGATATGAAAAATTATATACAAAATACATTAGATAAGGATATAAAAGATATATCACAATTAATAATAGAGTATATTAAGTCAGAATAAATTATTTTATATAATACACATTTTATTAGAAAAATCATAAAAGCAGAATGATACTAATGATCCTCCTCCGCTAATATAATTACTATAATATTTATGTTTTATTGCGATGTTAATATTAGTTTTCCCACAAACTTGTTCTGAAAATTGAGAAAAATCCCATATATTTGTTAAATTTGCAATTAAAAAATCGACAGCTTTAGGAATTTTTTGTGTATTATTCATTGCATGAATAGATAAAGAGTTTTCAACTGGGGAATAAATATTATTAATATTAACAACAAATAATCCAGATATTCCAGAGTCAGCATCAGGACGACCATCACTAGATCTTATACTAAAGTAAAGTTGGCATTCTGATTCTGAATTAGGTATAGGTATAATAATATGGTTATATAATGATCTTGTATATATTGGAATAAATATATCAATCCATTTATTTTTATTAGATAATAATGGATTTAAAAGATATGGTTTTGACCAACCTAACATATTAGATACAGGCGCATTAAAACACACATTAATACTTGAAGCACATCCCATAATACAGCTACAATCCGAATATTCCCACGTTGAACCAAATGTTCCCGAATGGTAAATAATTCCTTTTGTATGAGCCATTTCATGGGCAAGTGTATTTGATAAATTATAATTTGTTAATCTACTTGTTTGTAACCATATCACAGAATATTTCCTATATATTTGTGTTGTTCCTAGTCCATAAAATGGACAATTAATAGGTAAGTTATATAAAATAATTGTATAATTAAGAATATTTAAATTATTATAATATGTATTCATTTTTTGTAAATTATTGTTTAAACATTGTTGAAGTGTTGAATAAGCTTCTATTAAACCACATTGCTTAGAATAATTATAATTTATTGTAAATGGTGGAATTACACCAATACATGGTGTATTCATGATATTATCAATTCCATATGGTAATGTCCATTCACTATTAATACCATTACTTTTTGGGTTCATATTACATGTCTGTGTAAAAATATTATACCGATGAATATAATCATTTACATTAAAATTGTTTATTGTTGTAGATCCTTTATTACAATCACCTTGTAAATTTAGGAAGCACGATATTGAATAGGATCCTTTTGATACGCTAAAGAAAGAAAAGATAGAGAATATAAAATAGAGAAAAGAAATATTATTAAAATTATTTTTTTGCATGTCTTAACTTGTAAAGATATAAAATTAGGAATTGTCTATGCTTTAAAATAGTCTTTGAATAATTCATAATTTTTTCCAAATATAGCGAAAACTATAATAATGAATTGGTATTTACAGTTTTGTATTTCTTCAAAAAAGAGTTTCGCGACATGTTTTACAGGGCATCCGAATGCCCCACATCCTAATGCTCCAAGTATTAAAGAGTCATGATTATTTTTATGAGCGATTTGGAATATAAGTCTGATTTTATTACGAAATATTTGTTCATCTTCTTCAGTAAATTTATCTTGATTTTTAGGATCTAGTTGAGGCATTGATAATGCAGGACATGCAATAAATGATAAATAATTTAATCCGATATTAACATAATTATTATTTTCATTATCTCTAAAAACACAAACATTAGGAGAATAAATAGCGGCATTTGTTTCTATAGGATATAAATCTTTTATTAGGTGCCTGTGATAATTTGATCTCCGAAATAAACTTTCTTCTTGCATACCAGCTCCAGCTTCAATACATCCTCCTGGACTATAAATATCTGCCATATTTAATATAAGAGGATTATATCCTAATTTAATTATTTTAAATGCTGCATCAAGAGTGTCATTTTTAAGAATTTGCACATGTGGAATGGGTTTACATGTTTCATTGAAATATTCTTCATGATTGTAAAAATATTTAATTGATTTTTTTTCAGGGGTATAATTATTCCAAATTGATTTATTTTCATTCCACACTTTATCTCTGATATTAAACATTTATATTATTAATCTAGAAATGTCTTTTTATATCCTTATATAAATCTATTTTTTATTGTATGATACTATTAATCCCAATTTATACATTGTAAAACCAATTAATCCAACAATTAAAAAGAGGTGATCATCTACAATATTATCTTTATATTTTGTTACAATTCCTGTTGATAATGATAAAATTGCACCTAGTCTAACAACATTATTGTTAAATAGACTTATTTTCTTACCCATATTATCAATACTAATTTCTAAAAATTTTATATATAATAATCCAATTCCACCACCTAAAGCAAATGCATATGCCTTTTCAACATCACAAATACAAGCAGTTAATAAAGCCCCAATTAATGTAAATTCTGCTGTATTAAGTAAGATACTATCTTTGAGATCGCTATATTCTTTGTTATAAATATCTGTCATATCAATGTCAGATTTAATAATGGGAGTCATATATGCAGCCATATTATCAAATGATGACCCGATATTCATATCACAATTAAAATGTAAATTTTGTAATAATTCATCTTCTTTATAAGAAGTTATTTCAATATTTTTTAATGCCCATTTATCTGTTTCAGGTGCAATTATAATAGAGTCGATACCATTTTCAAAATATGGACCATAGAATTCTTGAATATTTTCATTATTAATTGAAGTATATGCTAATCGGTGTAGAGAAACTTCATTATTATTAGATAGACATAAATTAAAACCAGTATATAGTAACGGTGATTTTATGGATGATAATTTAATAATATATTTGACATCTTGTGAAGCTGGTAACATTTTAGTTGGCATTACAAATTTGTTATTCATTAATGGTATAATTTAATAAATATTGCATATTTATTGTTTAAGTATTATAAATGAGATATTTATTCTTACTTAAAAGGCATTAAAATTTATAGAATAATAAATGAGTTTTTATATAAATAGAATAGTTGATAGTATTCTATGTATAATTTATAAACAGAATCAAGTGAATCCTGCTTGTATAAATGATTTAGAAAAAGAAAATTCAAATAAATTAATTAAAGATATAAACCCATTATGTGATTATAATTATGTATTTTTTTCGGATAAAGAGCTTGAAGATTTAAAAACTATAAGGAGTTTATTTAAAACTAATAATTTCTTTAAGTGATATTTATAGATTTTACTGTATGTATTATAATTTAAAGAGTGAAAACTATATAAGAGTAATTTAATTACTATATTTAACCAGTGGGGTTGCAATGGAGACTACTCCGAATAATAAGGGTTACAAAATGTTTAAAAGTCTTTATTAATTCCTTGAGTGGTTAAACCAATGTTTGGCGCTATAGTGTAGTGGTTTATCACTCGGGTTTTTGACACCCGTAACCTAGGTTCAAATCCTAGTAGTGCCTATTGTATCTAGAATTGTATTCAAATATTACTCCGATTGATAAGGGTTATATAGCTCTAAATGTCCTTATCTGTAACTTGAGTGATTAAAAAGCATGTATGGCCGAGTGGTCTAAGGCGAAAGTTTCAAGCTCTTTTGGGGAAACCCGCGCAGGTCCGAATCCTGCTACATGCAAATCAATATCAATATCAATAACAATTAAAAAATTTATTACTACTCCGAATAATAAGGGTTACAAAGATCTTAAGTCCTTATTAATTTACTAGAGTGGTTAAACCAAAAGCGTGTATGGCCGAGTGGTCTTAAGGCGATTGATTTAAGAAAATTAATTGGTAAAATGCTTTTAAAATTTCATTAAAAAATTTTACTAAAAATTTAAAATCTCAATTGGGGCAACCCTCGTAGGTTCGAATCCTGCTACACGCAAATCAATAACAATTAAAAAATTTATTACTACTCCGAATAATAAGGGTTATAAAATGGTTAAAGTCCTTATTAATTTACTAGAGTAGTTAAAAGAAGCGTGTATGACCGAGTGGTTAAGGTGACCGATTTAAGGATTTGGCAATATGCTTTTAATTTAAAATCTCGGTTGGAGAAAATCCGCGCAGGTTCGATCCCTGCTACACGCACAAAAGTATTCTATATTATTTAAATTAAAAATTTGAATATAACAATCATTTTTATTAATTTCACTAATGAATTATATTAGATTAAGTGAAATCGTCAAAAGCAAAGGTTGTACTTTAGTTTGGTCAGAAGCAGAATTTAAAGAAAAATATAAGGATTGTAAAACCAATATAGAAATAATTAGTAGTTGTGGTCATAATAAAATTGTACAATGTTCTAACTTTATTTATAATAATACAGGAATTATATGTAATAAATGTGGATATGAAAAACAAAGTAAAGATAAAAAAAATGTAAAGCAAGATAACAATATTACAGAATATCAATCAATAAAAGCATTAGAATCTTATTGTAAAACTACTTTAAAGTTCAAACTATTTGTTGAAGGTACTTTGGCTGATTTTGCTATTCAACCAATTTATGAAAACTCTGATTCATGGATCCCTATTCAAATTAAAACAACAAAGTCAATTTCACATAGAAAGTATAGCTTTAGTATCAGGAACACATATAAAGATATGTATGTCTTATTATTCTGTATTGATGATCAACGTATTTGGTTATTAAATGGAAATGATATTCAAATTAACAAGATTAATATTGGACAATATAATTCTATTTATAATGTTTATGAAGTAGAATTATGTAAATTATCAGAAACATTATTAAATAAATATGAAAATGATAATAACAATTTTAAAAAACTATTAATAGAATTAAATATTCCTATTTCTATACAATCTCAACAAGAACAGGAATTTAAACAATTCCGTGAATCATTATTTACAAATCTTAAATTTACATATTCTGAAATTAATAATCGTGTATTTGATTGTATTATAAATGATGTATATAAGATACAAGATAAAGTTATTTCATCCTTTTATAAAAAAGACAAGAATGATGAATATAGAAATACAATATCTTATATGGTAAGATTATGTAAGAGAAATGGTAATGATGATACTAAAATGTATGAATTAGGTGATAATGATTTTTATTGGCTAAGTTTGCCTGATAAGAAAGGTGCTTATATCGTACCCGAGAATATATTGTTTGAAAAAGCTTTAATTTCTAAAAAAAATGAAGCTATTAAAATTTGGTCTGTGATGCTTTATCCTTATCATTCCAAAGAAAAACTAGAGACTATTAAAACAGGTTGGTTGAATGATTATTTATATTTTTATGATAAAGATATTGAAAAAATAAATACATTGTTTGCACCTAATAATAAACTTTATGTAATTGTCAATGATTTTATCCCACTTATTTTAGTTGATAAACCCAAAGAGAAACAAGAAGATTCCGCCCCTCTAATCAAAACCCTTGTTTCTCAAATATTTAAAAACATAATTGAAAAAAACATTACTAAAAAAAAGAAAATATACGAATGTATAGATTGCAAGAAAAAACTAAATAAATCAGGTATCACGAGATGTTTAGAATGTTCTAGATTAAATTCTCGAAAAGTAGAAAGACCATCATATATTCAATTACAAAAAGATTTGGAAGAGACCAATTATGTTCAAGTAGGTAAAAAATATGGTGTCTCTGATAATTGTGTGAGGAAATGGATAAAATATTTTGAAAAGTCCGAAGATACCAAATAAAAATTGAAAGTTATATAGGATGATTATGAAACATATAACAAAAAGAGAAGCTGATAAACACCAAATTGAATATTAAAACCATCTAACAAGATCCAAACAATGAATCCCGCAACAGTTGTCCCAGTCGCTGGTCCAGTTGCTGAGGGAACTGAAGTTATAGTTGTAAAGAAGTTGGAATTGGAGGATATTGATTGTTGTCTCACATTAAAGGCATGTGCTCTTCTTTCTGGTGACGCTTTGTGTTGTATTCCGTGCTGTTGTTTTTGTGGAGGGTGTTGTGGTAGATATAATCCTTGTATTATTAATATTGATCCTTCCCAGAGTCTTAAGCCAGGAAGTGAACGTTGTCAAGCAAATTGTTATATTCAGTCAATTGCAGCTATGGTGATGCCATGTACATTCTGTGGTTGTCTATGGGGAGGTTGTGGACTTTGTACCCCTTGTGCTAAGGGGGTTGCACAATGTACAATGGGAGTTGAATCACGCGCTAATTCAAAGGTGGTTGTAGCACAGCCTCCTCCAGTTCAGAATGTTATGACTAGGTAAATATAATTATATGGTAGGGTTATTATATGGTAATAAAATTATATGGAATAAAAATGATAAAATACAAAAAAATTGAATAAAACAATATTGTTTTATTATTTATAACAACAATATATTATCTTCTTCATTCGTGATTCTATTCTTAAATGGCATACATCAACAGTATTGTCCTTACCGCCCCTGAAACCTGGATGCTTAATAAGATTTGTAATTATCTAGTAGGTGGTGTAAATGAGTTGAATATTCAAAGGTGGAAATATCAATTTGGAGATGATGATCTGGATGTAACATATGAAAATATGGATCCCAATATGACATTCATTATTATTTCTACAAAAAATCTATTTATTACCACAACATTTCTAAATACAGTTCTTGATAAGCTTCATGAGGGGATTAAGAGGCTCCAAAACACAAATTTTGACACTGATGTAGTTATTAGTACTATGTATCGTTATGATAATGTACGAATTGAAACAGAACTTATTAATAGTAAGTCATCTGAAATGAGGTATAACGAGTATACACATCCTCTACCTCCAACATATGATGATTTCATGAATTCACAATCACATATTGTAGAGTTATATTGATTATATTTTCATTAGCTTACTGTTTTATATTCAATTTAAAAATAAATGTAATTTATTACTTTTGTTATTTGTATTTAAAATTAAATTTACAATATAATTTAAAAATAATGGAGATGGAAGCTATCAATTATATATCAGATAGAATTGATGAATTACATGATTTTATTGATGATAAAATAATTAAAACGCCAAAACATAGATTATCTATTTCATCAAATAACGAATATCCTGAATATATAAATATGTATAATTCACGTAATATTAAAAAGAACGGGTCTTTTAATAATATTAAAGTTGAATCAGCACCTTTTGTAGATAGTTATATAATCTCAAATCGTGTAAATAATATTGATAATGCATTATTAATGGAAGATTATGAAATTGCTTTTAGTATAACAAATAAAACCATAATTCAATTAAGAAACCCTGGAATTGTAAGCATTAAACGAGTATATCTTGATAAAATAATAAGTGAATTTAAATCTCTACAAATAAATTTATATAAACGTTATATTGTTAATGCAATGAAAAATATAACAAATTTACAAAATATTTTACAAAATATTTATTAAATATTTTACAAATGATTTAAAGGATTGATTAAATAATTCAGATAATTACCTTTAAATGGATATTAAAATAGACGATTTACAAAACAAAAGTATTTGTATGTTGGAAAAGCTCGTAGCATTAGATATAATGAATCCATTAATCCAACGTGATTTAAATAACGAACGTGTAGAAGAGATAGTTAATTATCAATTAGAATATCATAAGAAAACAGGAACTTTTTGTTTTTTAGGAGATCTAACAGTAGTAAGATTAGATAATCAGTTATTTATTGTAGATGGACTTCATCGCTTTTCAGCTATAAAGAGGATTTATCTCCATAAACCTGATTATAAAATTTGTATAAATGTCATTACGGCTACAAATTTAATGTCAATTGAAAATATATTTTGTTTATTAAATAAATCGGAACCAGTTCCAGATTATATTATAAAAACAACAAATGATATAACAAAAAGGCATATTTTAAATGATTTTTTATTAAAATTTAAAAAAGAATACAGATGTTATATATCCAAATCAAAATATCCAAAAAGACCAAATATTAATATAGATAATATATTAGATAATATATTAGAATCTACAGCTTGTAAGCGTTATCAAAGTGGAAAAGCATTATTTAATTATTTTCAATATGTTAATATAAATAATATAAAAGAAATTCATACATCTGCATATAATTTATGTATGGAAAAAGCTGAAAAATACAGTTGTAAACCTCTTTTTTTAAGTAATGATATAGATAATATTTGGTTAAATAACGAAGATTGGATGGATGAATATGATGGTTCTATAATGTATGATTCATCTGATGAAGCTGATAATGATATTTGTGAAAAACCTGCAAAGAGGAAAAAGGGTTCGATTCCAAAGAATATTAGATTTATAGTATGGAAAAAACTAAATGGTAAATCAACAGATGGTATATGTCCTTGTTGTAATAATAATATAGATATAAATAATTATGAATGTGGTCACATAGTATCAAGATATAATGGAGGGAGTGATTTTGTATCAAATTTGTTACCAATATGTAGTACATGTAATAAATCAATGGGTGTTCAGAATATGAATGAATATTGTAAAGAGTATGGGATGAATTTTGATTATGATACGAAAGAGAATATAAAAATTGAAGTTAGAATAAATGATATTTGATAATAACATCTAACATCAATGGAAGAATTTAAGATATTTTTCGACGAATTATTGGGTCCTAAATATTTTTCAATTGAAAATGATGATGAATCTATTTCATTTATACCAATGAGTCAAAAAAATCCAGTATATCAAGCTTATTATATTCCAGATAATCTATGTAAGGTATATGAAAATATATTAGGAGATGATTTAATTGTAGAGCATAATTATGTATATTTAGATGATAGATGGCAAAAAAGGCATTAAAAGATTAACTATAATGATTGGATTTATATAAAATTTGATAGAGATTAATCATTAAATTATATAATGATTATAAAATGAAGTTATATTTTAACACAGAAGCGTCACTCGCTGATTCTCTCAAAGAGCTTTCAGATATTATAAAAAACATACTAGAAAAAATGACAGAGGAGAGTCAATATGATGACTTTGCAAAGGAATTTTATAATATTGTTGTTTTAATTGATATTATCAATAATAAAAGAATTACAAAACTCTTTGATTCTTTAATGGGTGAATTGTATAAAAGTAAAGGAAGTTTAGATTGTTGTAAAGAGGAGATAGAGATATTTTATAATAATGTAGTTAATTTTGAAAATCTATAAGATAGATTATGAATATATTGTAAATGTATGTTTTGTAAAAGATTGTATTTGTTGTAATTGAGGGCCATAAATCCATATATCCTTACCAAACCAGGCATTTTGTTTATAACTAATAATATTTAATTGGATAGGGATATTATCAATAATAAAATATTTACTTTTTTTCATTTGATTTATAAAATCGATTTGATAGTTACTTGTAGCAAAGCTTGGACTAAAATTTATAGACAATCCATCAAGAGAGGTATCTTCTATCACAATAGTTAAAGTTATTTGATTTAATGTTGTTGGGATACTGTTTAAATTTAATACATGTTGAAATTCTAAATCTGCAGCTAATAAATATGAATATAATCCACATACGCCTGGACCATCTGAACCAAAGGCAATATTAATTGTACCATATTGATCACCCCACTCAGGGCCCCAATTATTTTGTACTATCCAATAACTAGTTAATATATTACCTGAATCATAAAAGCCAATTACATTCATTGCATGATTTAATATAAATTGACCATTTATGATGTTGCAACCATTATAATCATAGCTATTATAGATTCCTCCACTATATGAAAAAAAATCACGACCCACTGCAAAATAAGCAATAACTGGTTGGATTAATACAGCATTTTTAAGGGAATTTATATTATAAGTTTTAATATATTTAGCTGGGTTTTTAGTTTTAACATATAAATCAGAATTTACTAAATAACTGATACACCAAGTACCTGGTGTAGTATATGGGTATATCGAATCGATATATATTGGATTATTAGATGAATATAATAGAGCTGATTCGGATCCTCCTCCATCACACCCACCACCTGTAGGATATGTACATTCTCTTATTTGTGATGATGATAATATAAAAGAGTTCATGTTATTAAAATTTAAATTTTGAGATATAAGATAAGCTGATTCAAGATTTGTAGCTGCTGCATAAGCCCAACAATCACCACATTCTTGAATCTTTGGATTTGTGACCTTACCCAGGTCACGCCAATTAAAAAAATAACCATTCACAATAGTATTATCCACCTGTAATCGACGCGTTTTGTTATTATAATCATTATGATTTGTATCACTGTATTTATATTTTCCTTTAAGAATATCATCAGGGTATAAATCTGAGAAATAATTTCCAGTAGCCCACCATGTTTTATTAGTATCAGAATTAATATTATTATTTCTACTAATAGTAAGTTTAAATATTTTAAAGGCTTTTTTAAAAGTCTTATCGTCTTTATATGATTTATTATAATAATTAATAAAATCATTAAACCATATTGGTGCTTGTTTATCAATATCTATATCTTTCATAATACGACGATTATTTGTTTTTCCCTTGGGATTATTTACAACTTTCCAGCCTCTGTTATCTGCAATACATATATTCATCAGAAGAAAACCAAACATAATAATTATTTTTAATTTCATTTTTATAAAATTCTAAAGTATAATAATTTACAATGTCTTTAAAATTAAACTTTTTATTTAATTGATTCGATATCCATTTCTGTAATTTTATGTGTAGTGTTATCGTATTTTATAAAATCATTATTTTTATTAATATTTATGACATCTTTAATTGTCTTAATTGTTTTAGCATCTGTAATATTATTTTCTTTTAAATATTCTTGAACAAGTTTCCATTTAAGATACATAGGGAGAGTTTTCCAATTTTTATTAATGTATTTATCCTCGATCTCTTTATTAATTAAGTCTCCAAACGCTGATTCATTATAATCATTTTTTTCACTAAAATTAAAAACGCTAACCTTTTTAAATTTAAGACCTTGTTTATCTTGAAGATGTTTATTTAATTGAGATTCAAGTTGTTTTAATTCAAAGGCACTACTATCTTTTCTGACTGTATCAGTTTTGGCTTTCACTACATTTTCAAAAATATTTTTAAGTTTGTCGTCAACATCCATGATTATTAACTTTAAGTATTATATATATAACATTCATATCCTTTAAATCAATTTTTAAATTAATATTTTTATTGATAATCTATTTTAATAATAATGAAATAAATCTATTGATTACTAAAATTAATGAATTTATGTTATAAATATCTATATGAATACCTCTTTTAAAATAATACACTAAAGATAAATAAATTTTTAAATATCAATTTTAAAAATTGATATGTATTTAAGATTATATTACTATAATTATAGTAATGGATTTAGATAGGATTATCAGGGAAGCTAATTATAGTATTGATAAAATTCCCGCATCAATGTTAACAAATCTTCATCCTACTCCCAAAAAGGATATTCAAAAACGTATCAGTCAACTGAAAAAATATAAAAAACAACTTGTAAAACTATTGAAGATTCCAAAGATCGAGCAGAAGACGGATGAATGGTACAAGGTGCGTCAGAATCTAGTAACTGCGAGTGATTTCGCCCAAGCTTTAGGTGAAGGAAAGTTTGGTACAACGAAGCAATTTTATCAAAAGAAATGTGAGGCTGCATCAGCAGATTCAGCAGCAGCTGGTAAGACAAATCCTTTTTTCAAATGGGGAAATATGTTTGAAGATGTAGCGATTGATATTTATAGCGATATGTGTAATGTTCCTGTACATAACTTTGGTCTATTACAACATCCCAAACACGATTGGTTTGGGGCGAGTCCCGATGGTATATCAGATAATGGTATCATGGTAGAAATTAAGTGTCCTAAAAAGCGAAAAATAATTGAAGGAGATGTACCAACACAATATTATTATCAAATTCAAGGGCAATTAGATGTTTGTGACTTGGATGAATGTGATTATTTTGAATGTGAATTTGAATTATATGATAATGAGGAGGATTTCTTTAATAATCTTGATGAATATAAATATTATGGTATTATTATTGAATTAGCAGATGATTCCTGGAAATACAGTGGTGTAAATATGAAAAAAGATGAATTAATTAGGTTTTTAAATGAAAATAGAAATAATAAACGATATTTATGGTATCTAAATGCATTTAATAAAACTAGAGTTTATAGAGATGTAAAGTTTGTAAAAGAAAAGATGGAAAAACTTGAAGAAGTTTGGAATAATGTTTTATGTTATAGAAAAGATCCAGAAAAATATAAAGTTGATGTGTTAAATTCAATTAACATAGATACAGAACGCCTTTACAAAAAACCTGTAAGATCTGATATTTTTGATGAAAAACCTGTTATAAAAGGATGGTCATTTATAGAGGATGAAGAAATGTGATATAATAATTATGAATTTATCATTATTTAAAGAATAAAATTGTATAATTAAAAATTTGTATATGACATCTTGGAGAGAAGATTTAATAGTACAAGCAATATATAAATATTATTGCAAAAGAAATGATACAACTTATAATTCAATTATTAAAGAATTACTAGAAATAAAATTAGAGAATCGTATGGATAAAATAACATCATCAGGATATGATATATTTGCAGTATATTTAGATTTTCAAAATCCTAAAGAATTTGATAATTTTCTCATGGATTTAAAAAAATCTTTGCGTGCAGATAATATCATTTAAAGAATATTTAAAATATAAATATAGATGTGTGGTATAATTTTTGCATTATATTCAGATGAAAGATCTAAAGAATATATATTAAACAATGTCGATTCTATAAAGCATAGAGGGCCTGAAAAAACCAATATTATTGATGATGAAAAAGAGAAATATATATTAGGATTTCATAGACTTAAAATAATAGGGGCCACGAAGCACTTGTCCAAAGGACGAGACCCTTGTTTTTTAGAGGAAGTAACCAAAGATTACGACATAGGTAATCAACCTTTTATTACAGATAATTATACATTTGCATGTAATGGTGAAATATATAATTATAATGCCCTTATTAATGCTCATAATTTAAACAAAATAGAAATAAGAAGCGATGTTGAAATTATTGCAAAATTACTTGAGATAGACATTGAAAAGAATAATCAATTGGAAACATTTAATAAAATAGATGGAGATTTTGCTTTTGCTTTTATATATAAAAATAAAGAGACAGGTAGATCTAAAATCATTATTGCCAGAGATAAGATTGGATTATGTCCACTTTATTATGGATTAGATGGCGATAATAATATAATTGGTTTCGCGAGTGAAGTAAAAGCGTTGATTAAAATACCGTGGTGTAGTAAAATAAAACAATTCCCTCCAGGACATTATATATGTGAGGATTTCTATTATAATAAAATTAGTTTAATTGAAAATGAAATGATATTCAAAAATTATAATGTATCAAATAATGTCAAAAATGCATCTACTGTTGTGAGGGTATTAGTTGAGAATGCTGTGATTAAACGATTAAATCATAGTGATAGACCCGTAGGTGTATTATGTAGCGGAGGAATAGATTCCTCTATAGTTTCTGCTATAGCTAATAGATATAGTAATAGTACTGTAAATATTTTTACAATTTCTTATAAAAGTGGTATGTCATATGATGCATTTTATGCTACAAAATTATGTTCATCGTTTAAAAATAGTATACATACAAATATAATTTTTACTAAGGAACAAGTAATAGCTGCTATAGAAAACGTAATAAAGGTGTGTGAAACTTCAGATTATAGAACAATACGAGCAGCAATACCAGGTTATTTATTAGCTAAATATATATCAGAAAATACAGATATTAAAGTGATTTTAAGTGGTGAAATTAGTGATGAATTATTTGCAGGCTATAGGTATTTTCAATATGTTCCAGATGCAAAAAAATTAGAGGATGAAACTACTAGATTAGTGGATAATTTACATTGTTTTGATTTATTGAGAGCTGAAAGAGTTTTTTCTGCATTTGGTTTAGAATTAAGAGTTCCTTTTGGGGATCAGAATTTAATAGAAGGGGTAAAATGTTTTAATGATTTGATATTTAATTTTAGATTTAAGGAAAAATATATTTTAAGGGAAGCATTTAGAAATTATCCAGAATTAATAGATGTAATAGATCGTCAAAAAGAGTGTTTTAGTGATGGTTGTGGTTATGATTATGTTCCTGATTTATTGAGAATAAATTCTGATTCATCTAGATTAGACGAAAAAGAAAAAGCAGAAAAAGAATATTATTTAAATATATTTGAAAAATATTACGGCGAATGTACTTGGATTATTGAAAGGACAATGCCGAAGTGGATTCCAAAAACAGAATCCAATCAATTATTACAGATGGTTTAAGCTATCAATCTTGGAGCTTCATTCAGATAGATATTATAATAATTATCAATTTTAATTGTTTCAATAGAATCTATATCACTTGAATTATTGGGTATTCCTATTTTTTCTCCTAATAAATTAGAATTAAACAATTCTAATCTATAATTGTATATATTTTTATTTTTGTCATATGGAATATTAAAAAGCGTTAATATATTTTGTATTCTATTATCATCAACAAGCCACCATACAGTATCTTCACTTGCAAAATAACTTATATTTGAATTAATGTCAATATCTATAGCTAATAAAAATGTGGGGGATAAATTTATCATTTTAATACATGATATACACATTTATTACGGATTTATTATAATTAATCATATAAGTTCCTTAAGTGATTAATGTTTATCATAATATTGATTTAAATTTACATAACCTAAAGTGACTTCATTAATAGCTTGAACAAATTGCCTTGGATTATTAGGGCATGTCAAATTAATATTTTGTAAAGCAGGACGAGGATTTAATGTTTTTGAAGCAAATAATCTTGTTGCATTATTAGTGTTTGTCATATCAATTGCCCTATATCCACATGGATCTTCTGCTGGATTTCTATAATTATCTATATGTTTAGCATATAACATTTTTTTACCAATATCTCCAGAATTTGTATCTTTCCATGAAGCGAAAGCATGTTTTTGATTTGGTCCAAAAGTAGCAGTAATATTAATAATATTATTGTTACTTAACCATGGTAGATTAAATATAAGATTTCTAGATTTGGGTGCATTGAATCCACAGTCGTTTCCATCACCAGATAATAAATACAAAGAATATGTTGATGAATTAGATGGGTTTATAGCTAATTGAACTGCGAATAAATTATTTTGACAACTATTTGTTCCACCATATCCGTTATTCATAGTACATACTATTAAATTATATGGACTATTTCCTTTGACATTATTATCATTAAACATATCTATAGTAATAGATATATCAAACGATATTGTAATTACAGGTATTATAAAGTTATAATACATTAATGCTATATTATTCATAAATTCATACATATCAACTTCGTATGGATTAGATGCCCAACGTTTAAATCCTGTATCAAAAACTGTTATACTATTATGTTGTGTAGATATTCTAGGATTACTTATGGGTAAGCTTCTTCCAGTACTTTGAAAATTAGATGATAATTCATCCAAATAATAAACCCACATATTAACTAGACCATCTCTTAAGAATGCATTTTGTTGAATGGACTTTAAATCACTTTCCAAAACTAATTTTTGTGATGGAGAGAAATATTTATAATTAAAAGCGGTATTTTGATCACATGCTGAATTTTGATTAGAGGTTCTTGTAAATTTCAAAGCTATACATTCGTTATTAATACATTTACCGTATTGATTATAATGTTTGATACCTGTTGCAGTACTAAATATAAAACCACCTGTATCGATTGTATATGCAACACTTAAATTATTATTAATTGAGAATTCTACAAAAAGAGGGTTTGATAATATAAATTTAGCAAAATTATCTCTATCTAAAGGGGTTTTATTTGAAAACCACATATAGAAAGAATTAGTACCATCTATAAGTTCATAACCTTGTAAATTTAATGCGATACAAGATTTTGAAAGGGTATAAAATAATGAATCTTCGTGTACAATTGCAAAACTAGGATTTAATACTCCTTGATTTTGTGATAACATACATTTACCGCCTGGTACGGTTTTTAAAGATGTAGTGTCAATAACAGCACGTTGTGTTGCAGTGAGGATATTTCTTGATCCAAAATAAGGGAAAACAATATTCCTTCCATAATCATTCATTATGTTAAGTGCTAATGAATCGTTACCTTGTTCAAAATATTCCTTAACTACTATGGGAGATACATATGAGTTTATTATTAATAATACGATTAAAAATATGATAACGTTAATAAGAACAAAATCCATTTTATATAAAATGTAGAAATTATTTAAAGATTAAATAATATATTGATTTAATCTAGAGAGAGGTCATGAGAGTTATTAAAAGAACTGGAGAATCAGAAGAGGTGTCATTTGACAAGGTCTTAAATAGGCTGAGAAATCTATCAGATAACCTTTCAGTTGATATTTTTGATATAACACAAAAAGTATGTTCAAGAATTTATGATAATGTTTCAACTAGTGAATTAGATGAACTTGCTGCACATATTTGTAGTTCTATGATCATTGATAATCCAGAATATGGTGTATTAGCTTCCAGAATTATTATTTCAAATCATCATAAAAATACATCACCTTCGTTCTCCGAAACTGTAACTATTTTATATGAAAATAAAGATTTAGATGGTAATTCTAATCCATTAGTTTCTCAAGATCTATATGACACTGTTATGAAAAATAAAGAAAAATTAAATAGTATTATTGATTATTCTCGAGATTACTCTTATGATTATTTTGGGTTCAAGACACTAGAAAGGTCATATTTGCTTCGATCTAATGGTAAAATTATTGAAAGACCTCAACAAATGTTAATGAGAGTATCTTTGGGAATTCATAAAACTGATTTCAAAGATGCTTTACAGACATATGATTATATGTCTAAGAGGTATTTTACTCACGCAACCCCTACATTATTCAATTCAGGAACACCAAGACCACAATTATCTTCATGTTTTTTACTTTCAATGAACGAAGATAGTATATCTGGAATTTTTTCATCTTTACAAGAGTGTGCGTTAATTTCTAAATATTCTGGTGGTATTGGAATTCATATTCATGATATTCGTGCAAAAAACAGTAGAATCCGTGGAACTAATGGTACATCAACAGGTATTATTCCAATGCTTCGTGTATTTAATAATACAGCTCGTTATGTTGACCAAGGGTCACGTCGTCCTGGAAGTATTGCAGTCTACCTTGAACCATGGCATTTGGATGTATTTGATTTCTTAGAGCTTAAGAAGCCTCATGGTCATGAAGAAGATAGGGCAAGGGATCTCTTTTATGCCATGTGGATTCCTGATCTTTTTATGGAGAGAGTAAGGGATAATGGAGTTTGGAGTTTGATGTGCCCTGATACATGTAAAGGTTTGGCTGATGTATGGGGTGATAAATTTAAAACATTATACGAAAGTTATGAAGAAAAGAAGATGTATAAAAAACAGATTCCAGCTCAGGAGTTATGGTTCAAGATTCTTGAAAGCCAGATTGAAACAGGTACACCATATATTTGTTTTAAAGATGCTTGTAATGCAAAAAGTAATCAACAGAATCTCGGGACTATTAAGTCAAGTAATCTTTGTTCTGAAATTATACAGTATTCTTCACCAACTGAAACTTCAGTGTGTAATCTAGCGAGTATTTGTCTTCCCACATATGTTGAATATGATAAAGATGATAAACCCTTCTTTAATTTTGAAAAACTTCACGAAATTGTTAAAATTTCTACAAAAAATCTAAATAAAATTATTGATGTCAACTTTTATCCTGTTGATAAAGCTAGAGTATCAAATCTTAAACATAGACCTATTGGTATTGGTATTCAAGGTCTAGCTGATGCATTTATTCTAATGAGATACCCTTTTGAAAGTGTTGAAGCTCGTGAATTAAATAAATTGATTGCGGAGACAATGTATCATGCAGCTACAGAAGAATCTATGGAAATTTCAAAGAAAAGGCATAATTTTGTTCTTGAAAAACTAAAAGACAGTTCAGATATTGAAGTAATTAACACATATCTAAATCTTAATGAATTTGATCCAGATCCTACATCTAAATACCCAGGTGCATATAGTTCATTTACTGGTTCTCCGGCATCCCAAGGTAAACTTCAATTTGATCTTTGGGGGGTAACACCAACTCCTGGAAGATATGACTGGGATAAATTAAAAAATGATATTATTGAATATGGGATGAGAAATAGTTTATTGATTTCTCCGATGCCTACAGCATCAACATCTCAAATTTGCGGATTTAATGAGGCATTTGAACCATATACTTCAAATATCTATAAAAGGAAGACACTGTCAGGGGAACATATTCTTGTAAATAAACATCTTGTCAAAGATTTAACAAAATTAGGTCTATGGACAAAAGATATTAAAAATAAGATTATTATTAATGAAGGTAGTATTCAAGGAATTGATGAAATTCCCAAAGATTTACAAGAGCTTTATAAAATTGTTTGGGAGATGAAGCAAAAATCCCTTATTGATCTTGCAGCTGATCGTGGTGCATATGTATGTCAATCTCAAAGTATGAATCTATTTATGTCGGATCCTGATTTCAAAAAATTGTCAAGTATGCATTTTTATAGTTGGCAAAAAGGTTTAAAGACAGGTATTTATTATTTACGTACAAAAGCTAAAGCAAAACCTCAACAATTTACTATGGAGCCTATTAAACCAGTTGATAATGTTGCTAAAGATGAAAAAAAGAAAAAATTTGTATGTACTGACGAGATTTGTATCTCATGTAGTGGGTAAATTTATTATATTCAAATACATATAGTTCTTAAAGATTTATCATTAGAAAAATCCGTCAAAATTGTATATTTGAAAAAATCAAATATTAATGAATTTCAATACTTCATCAAAATTTCCAGAATCATTTTTAAGAACAGATTGTAACTTTGACAAAATTTGTTTCTTATTCATTAACCCTTTATTTACAGATAAATGTTTTGTGATTTCACAAAAATCACTTGAATCTTCATCAAAAATAATATAATCTTTGTAAACTTTAGTAATATCATTTTGAATAGTTTTATAATCTACTTTTTTTCGCGTATATGTATCAAATCCATATAATCCTCCTACTTTTAATACAAATTTCCAGGCACCATCTTCGATTGGTAAGAATTTGTTATTTTTATCAAAAATAACTTCATAGTATATAACTTCATTAGTCCCTGCTAATGAAATACATCCATTCCAACCGAAATCTTCTATGGCCCTATTCATCATATTTATAAAGCTATAAATAAATTATGCTTAAAATAACTTTCAAATTTTAATTAAAAAATAATTTACTAATTTTTCCTATTGGTGCTCTACATATATAACAATATTTAGATTTTTCTATACAATTTCTACAAAATGTATGACCACAATTACAAAAAACATCAGATTCACTTGACATGCATGCCGGACATGTATGTAAACTGGACGTACTTTTAAAGATATTATATAAATCTGATAAAGTTTTTATTATTGCATTATTCTTATCGAATTTTGAATCAATATTTTGAGTCTTGATTTTAACATTATCTTTAATTAATTCTAGAATATTCCCTATTGAATACTCAATATTATCGATATGATTTTGTAATTCATTTGTATCTAATTCTTGATTATCAAAACATAATTTTAAATTATTTATTTTTTGTAGACTTTCATTACATATATCCAGAGATATAGATTCAAATTCCTCAAGATATATCTTATCATTTAGAAGTTGTCTGTTTTTAGATAATTCGTCTAGTAATAATTGTCTACCTTTTTTAACATTTTCGGTAATTTCATTTATTTCCTCTTTATTTTCAATTATAATCTGTTCACTTTCAGCGATTTTATAAAACAAATCTTTATTATCATAAATTTGTTTCCGAACTTGAAATACTTCATTTATATCTACAGTATCATTATTAGTTTCATTTATTTCTTTTAACATTGTTCTAAAAGGGATTGTTGATTTTGGAAGAGACATAAGATTATGATAGTATAACATAAAAATAAATTGATTAAAACTCGACAAATTTTTATTATATTTTTGGAATATAATTATCAATATAAAAATAAATTAAGATTTTTTTAATCTTGAATATTCTCCAGAAAATTCACATAAAAATTTATAAATAATTCCATTACATCCTGCAAATAATATAATAGCTATAGATATATTACATATAAAATCAATTCTATATAGAATAACACCAATTATATATATAAAAATAATAATTAACCACGTTGATTTAAAATATAGTAAATTTGCAAAAAAATCAATTGTTTTAATTTTCATTTTTGCAGACATTTTGTGGTCTAAATCTTGAATAAAAATCAGTATCATCATAGTATAAATAAAATATATTCCAGAAGCAATTATAATATCTTCAATCATATTTCCATTAATATTTTATGATCCTTTTAAATATTAACTGCATTTAATTTTCTATCAGCAAGTTGTTTTTTTGAACCGAATTTATCTTTGTTAGCATCAATCATATTTTTATAGAATGATTGGTCTGTTAATTGTGGGATTTTATAGGCTTCTTCACATGCTTTTACATATGATAGTGCTCCATCTTTGGTGGAGAAGTCGTGCTTGAATTGTTTGTGATTTTCTTTCCATTGTGGTCCAAAAGTAACAACAACTTTCATTAATTGATCTGCAGTAAAGAATGAATTAACTATGTCATCTTTTATGATACGCATCGGAATTGCATAAACTAAATTGTTTTTCAAATCTGAAACTTGAAATATATCAATATCATCAGGGTTATATGGTAAATTACCTTCATGACGAACATTAAAAGCCCTAGATGCAACTTTGTCTTGCACCCGTACATTTTTGTTTACAATAAAATCGACAGGTCCGTATGAATTTTCATGTTTTTTCTCGACATTGATATCAAATGAATTACAAGCAGTTCTTGTCATATTCATTGAATGTTGTTCTATACGATGTTCTTTACTAGGAATTTGTGAATCATCTTCATTCCAAAAAATTAATGAATGTTTAGTTCCATTTTTTATAAACTCGAGTTTCTGTTGTAATAAACGATTGCATTCTTCCGAAGATTTTCCAACATCAAATCTAAACATTTGATCATTCATAGCATTTGTAAAATCGTTAAAACTTTTTTTTGTTAGGTGCATTATTGGATGAAACCCTTGTTTTGGCTCAAATTTATTTAATACATTGATAGCATCAATTCCATAAAAGAACCAAACAACATCGACTTGATTATCTCGAGTTTTACCAATACATGTCAAACTTCCTGTCTGTAATATTGAAATCATTTCATTTACAATAATTGAACTATTCGAACCGGTTAAATTCAAATGTCCATCTTTATTAACTCTAGAGCTTTTAATTTGATCGGCAACAAAGACTTCAGCATTAATATCATCATTTTTCATACAATAAGCTATATCATATAATCTAAGTTCATTCAAATGTTCACGCTGTGTATAATTTGAAATACCAATTAAGTTATCTAAGTCATCTATTGCTTTTGATTCTGAATCATTAGTTGTAGAAAAGCCTTTTGGTCTAGTAGTACTTAAATCAACTCCTCTTTTTGTATTAATTTCATGCATTTCTTCTTTTGTTTTTAAACTACTTTCACCAGTCAACAAATGATCGATTCTCGCGAATTTTGTGATACCATTTCTTGATACATTAATTTTACGCCATCCATAATTTTTTTTACCATTTCTATCTATTGGAATTTCTATTTCATCGAAATCATCTTTTGTTGTTATCATTTTTAATCCAATATATTCAATTGCTGATTTATTACCTTCATATGATCTTACCCATTCAAATTTACCCATTTTAGATAATATACGTTTATCATTGATTGCTTTCCAAATATCACTTGCTTTTCTTGTATTTTTCATTCTGTTATTAGGAATTAATTTTTAATTATATTCTTTTCAATTTTTATTATAAATTTAAGGTTCTACCCTTTTTCCCTTTGTTTTTCTTTTTTCCCATTAAAATTCCATTAATAGATGAAGAATCATCTGCAGTTAATGCATCTAATTCACTTTCTGCTATCGAACTCATAGCTTCAATTCTATCATTATCGATATTATTATTTTCAAATTCTCTTAGAAGATCTTCTACATTTGAAGGTCCTTTCATATTTACTCTTTGTTGTTGTTGTTGAGATGGGTATTGTTGAGGGATTCTATTATTTTGCATTGGAGGAACTGGGATATATGGTGGGGGTGAATGATTCATAAAATCAGGTTGAGCTTGTTGCTGTTGCTGTTGTCCACCTCCTCCGAAGAAATTCGAGAACATACCTCCCAGATTACCGAATAAATTATTAGCACCACTTTGTTGCTGTGCCATGTGGCTACTAGTTGCAGCTGCAAGATTTCTTGCGAGTTCAGGGTTTTGTTTAAGGATATCATTGAGTCCAGGCAATTGTGATTTGAACATGGAGTTTGTCATATGAAACATGAAACCAGAACCTCCGAGTAACATAAGCAATTTAATTTCTGGAGGGAAATTGGCTTTACCTTTGTATTTATCATATAATTCCTCAAAAACGTCATCGTAATCATCGATGTTTTCATATACACTATCTGACCACCCATCTAGTTTAGCTCCAATGGGATCAAACTTTGAATTACACCATTCAACACCTGAAACAACAGCCATCATCATACGCCTTTGAAGTTTTACACTGCTATCGATGGCTCTATCTCTTTTAAGTCTTTCAAATTCAGCTTTCATTTCTTCAAGACTTGATGATAATGTAAACTTTTTAGGTAATTTCATTCCTTTTTTCTCTAATCTTTCGAATTGATATAACATTTCTTTTTTCATGATTAGAATATCTTCATCAGATAATCTTCTCCTTTGTTCATGCATAATACTACCAAGTGATTCTAATTGACTTCCTTCATCAGATGTATTATCACCACCCTGTTGCTGTTGTTGATATTGTTGTTGGAATTTTGATCGTCTATCACCACCATTGTTTTTCAATTGTGATGGCATTTCACTTTCATAACTAACATCATCTGTTTCAGTTTCATATTCATCATCGTCATCTTGATTCATATTTATATGATTACCGACATCAATAACATCTGGTCTTATTTCAATACTCCGAATACTACCACTTTTAACACTTATTTTATCATCATTAAATGAACTTCTTGAACTTAATGAAACAGCATCACTTCCTAATCTCTTTTTAGGATTCATCAAAAGTTCTAAACCTAGATCTTTTTCAAAAGAATTTGCATTATTTTTAGGATCTTGTTGCATTTGCATATTAATATATTAAATGTCTATGATACAACTTTATATGTGATTTATCCGCAATTAAATTATTTAAGAACAATTTGTTTATTTAAGAAAATGAAGATATTATCATGCGACCCTGGAATTAAAAACCTAAGTTATTGTTATTTAGATATTATTGATAATAAACCTAAAATTATTGATTGGAATACATTATGTGTAATAGATAATAATGAAAATTGTTCTAAAATGTTAATAGATGATATAGTAAATGCAGTATTAATATCTTTAAATGAAAATTTTGGGGATAAATTTGAAGCTGATATTGTATTAATTGAAAATCAACCCATGTTAAAAAATGGTGTTATGAAAACTATTTCAGTAGTAATATATACATATTTTAATATGATGCGTTTACAATATGGTAATATACAGGAGGTTAAATTTATATCAGCAACTAATAAATTAAAATGTAAAAAGGGTCAAAATATAATTATTAAAAAGGATACATATAAAGATAGGAAAAAGAATAGTATTGAATTAGTAAAGCTTTATATTACTGAACTGTTTCCTGAAAAAGTTGAATGGTTTAATAAGTTAAAAAAACAGGATGATGCCAGTGATTGTTGCTTACAAGCAATATATTATATTGAAAAAGTATTAAAATTTTTATAGATTAATTATTTCCTTGAAGCTGAATTTTATTGTTTATTTTATTGTTAATATAAGATACAGTATTTGGAGGGAAAATTGATATTTTTTTATATAATATAATATTCAATAAATATAAAAAGAATTTATCTTTAGCTTGAATATTATTTGATTTTAAAATATTGGATATATATTTTACATAATATATATAATACATCTGTTGAAATTCAAGATATGAATTCACATTTGGTAAATTCATATATTTATTTATAATACTGAATATGATATCTTTATGATTTGTAAAGATTGTTTCATTTAAGATGGCAGGTAAATTTTCAGGTAATTTAAAATCATAAGTTGGACATATTATCATTTTGGGACTATCATTAGATTCATAAACAGCAATATTATCAATAATAAGACATTTATCGTCTAAATTTTTAATATTTCCATATTTCTTTTTCAATGACCTAATAATTTCTGGTTTAATTTTTTTTATAGATTTTTGTACACTATTATTAACAATTGTACAATGTTGTCTTGTAAATATTGGTCTATTAATTTTAATATTTAGAGTTTTTTCAATATGAGGAATTAAAAATGTGGCCCATTGTTTTTCAGATGCAGTATAAATAAAAAATTCAGCATTATTATAATTCTCCTTGATTTTTTTAATAAATTTACTAAAATAAGGTCTGATTATACCAGATTGTAATTTATGTTGAAATTCTTTGACATTAAAAACATTTATTTTTTTATCAACTTTTTTTAAAGCAATATTCATTTCATACATCATTACTTGTGGTTTAATATCACCAATCATAGTACCATCGATATCGATAATAAAAATTAATGGTTCTCGCGGTCTTTCAGACATTATTAACTTTACAAATATATTAATTTTTTCTTGTAACAAAATTATTTTTATATTTGTTTACATCCTCATATAATTTGTTTAATTGTTTTGACATTTGTTTTACTGTTAATGGTTTTTGGTTTTCATCATATAATGAATTATCCCCATAAATTTTATTATCAAGTGGAACCCCTTTAAGATCATGTATTTTCTCTTTTGTATATTTTTCTATATGTTTTAAACAATCTACGACTTTTGCTTTTCGAATGCATAAGAAGAAATTATTTTTGGAATATGAATCTAATAAATGTGTTGTATCTGCAAATGTAAAACTTTTCCATGCATCAACACATTCATTATTCCATGTTGGAGACTCTAAAACAATTTCTAAACTACTTAATAATTTTTCAGTTTTTTCATATGTTAATTTTAATGAACTATTATTTTTTTTAATATGTTCTTTGAGATCATAATGATTTATATAGGATTGATAGAAATAATAATAGGGTTTACCACTATCATTGGGTATTTTTTCTAATATTAATACATGACCTGGGAAAAATAATGGTTCTTTAGTCGGATCTTTATTTGGGAATTTTCCATCAGTTAACAAAATATAATATAGATATCTATGTTTAGTTTTAATATCTAATATATCCTTTTTAAAATACGAAATAATATTGTTATTATTATCATCTTTATCTAAATGTCTTTTCCTCGTCGCAACAGTATCACAATAATTGGCTATTTCTATTCCACGGTTTTTACCTAACATGAATATTGATAACATCACAGCGGTATTGAGACATTTTGATGTCAAAAGTCGCATATAATATTCTTTAACATCATTTGTCAGAGTTTGCATAAGAGGTTTAACATAATTTTTTAAGATATAACCAACATCACATTTACGACAATTTTCTTCAGTTGTACATTTATCAAAAACCAATTTTGGCATTATTTAAACTATAAAAATAAATTTAAAAAATAGATATGATATTTTAATCTTTATTTCATTTGGAACGAGATATAAAAATAATTTATCTTTGTGACTATATAATAAATGAAAATTCTTGTAATAACATTTATTTGTTTATTTATATATTACGTATATAGATTCAAAAATATAAATGACCTTGAATTTTATATTTTAGTTTTGTCTTTTATAATAATTTTATTATCACTTAAGAGGATTGAAAAATTTACCGGTGATAATAATGAAAAATATGTTTGTGGTGAAAACAAATTATCAAATATAATAGATAAATATAGTAATAAATATAATAAGTATATAGATAAGTATGATATTAAATCGAAGATTAATATATTAAAAAAAAATATTAAAGAGAAAATCACAGACAATAGTATACAAATAAATAAATTATTTTCTCTCATAAAACAAAAACTAAATGGATACCAAATATAAAATTATCATTGTAGTATTCATATTAATAGCATTATTATATGCTGGTCATTTTATAATAGATTATATGAATTCAAATAAAAAGAAAGAAGCTTTTACATTATTTGATGATGATGTTGAACATTATGAAGAACCTGAACCTAAACCTAAACAGCAAAAAAAAAATATAGCTGAAGAAAACAAAAAAAGTAAAAATGAAACCACATCAGAAGAATCTAAATATGATTTAAGAGTTCTTATTTTAGATGACATTGAAACATTACAAATTACTGATAAAGATCAAAAGGGAAAATTAATGGAAATAATGTTTAATGAAAATACATTAAAAAAAGTATCTACATTAAGTGATAAAGAACGATTAAAGTTTGTAGAGGATAAATATAATTCTCTTGGAGTCACTTCATCATTAAATGAAGCTGATATTAAAAACGAAGATTCACAATTAAATAGAAGTGTAAAAAATGTAGTTAGTCGTTTTAAAGGTGTTGAAGATGATTCTTCTCCAGTTGAAGAATTACCAACTTTTTCAACATCTAAAAATGTTTCAAATAGTGAATTAAGTAAAGAATTAGTTCATAGAACTGCTGATACTATGACAAAATTAAAAACTGTACAAAATAATTTGGAAACTGTTCAAAAGAGTTTAAATGATATGCAAAAATATGTGGCAAATATTGATCCTTCATCTAAAGTAGATTTGTCATCTAAATCAGGTTTCCAAATGCCAAAAATCCCTGAATTACCTGGTTCTTCTTCAATAATAGAAGGCTTTGAAAATATTAGGGGATTTGCACCTGCATTTTAAACTATGATTTTAAAATAGCTAGAAATTCATCTATGACGAATTTTGTTTTAGATCCTACAACTCTTGAGTAAATATATTTATGATCAATATCAAATATTTTTTTAACTAATGGTTTTACTGTTTTTAACATATAAATTAACATTTGTATCAATAGAATACAAACATTTTCATTTTTCAATTCTAATGTTTTTTTGAGATCGGTTATAATGATATAACCATATTCTTCTACTGATTTTTCTAAATTAAAAATAGTCATTAATCTATTAATCATCATATTTTTCGCAATTAATAATGATTTTAGTTTTTGACTATTACAAAATGAATTATATTCATCATCTTTATCAATAGCAATATATTCATTCATCCATTCACTATTATCTATATAATAATTAACAAATTTATTAATAGCTTCTATAGCTATTTTTGATTCAATATCACTACATATATTAACAATATCTTCAATTAATCTCATATAAATATTTAAATAGAATACTTGTATACTACATTTATCTAAAATTTCTAGAATTATTTTACTTATGTTATGTTCATTTTTCATTAACCTTATTTTTGTAAACATTTTATGATAATTATCATTGTTTAAAACATTTAAAATACCTAGAATAATTTTATTTAAATCTTTAGGTTTTCTATCAGCATATGTTGGTCTTTCATCATTAAAATGATTTTTTTTATTATTATATCTATTATTTCCTTTAAATGAGTAATCATTTTTAGGTGGGACAAATAAGTTTATCTGAGTATTTGAGAAACATTGATATTTTTTAAATAAATCATCATATTTTTTATATATGCTGGTCTCTTTATCTAATTCTAAACGTTTTTCAAAAAAGTGGGATGGGTTTATTATAATGATATCAGTCATTATTATTATTAATATGCAAAATATTTAAGTATGTTTTAATATGCTATTTTAATTATGAATAAAATAATTAATTTCATTGATCATTTATATGAAAGTATTAATATTTACCAAACATTAATTATATATAATGATATGAATTATGATATAAATGATTTAAAAATATTATTAGAGGAGAAGGATTACCCTGTTTGTATTATCGATGATAATATTTCAATTAAGGAAAATAATTTCAGAGTTTTTATAATGAATGTTAATATTTTTTTGAATGGGTATATTAATACCAAAAGACTAGATTTATCAAAAGTTAACATTATTTTATGTTTGGATGATGTCTCTTTAAATAAAACAAATAATTATTTAAATAATAAGGAATTAAATATTAATCTCGCTGACGAACTCTATATTTTTTCTATTGATAATGTATAATAAAAATAATGAGCATCTTAAAAATTTTTTTATGGATTTTTGTAATAATTGTAGTTGTATATGCAATAGTGATGGCATATAATGATGTAGTTAAATATATTCCCCAAGAAAAGAAAAAGGTTGAGAAATTCGATGAACCTAAATTAAAGATTGCATTATTTTATGCCGAATGGTGCGGTCATTGTTCCAAATATATCAAGGCTGGGACATTTATGGATACATATGATAAACTAAAACAACAAAAGAAATTTGATAAAGTCGTTTTTGTTCAATTTGACTTCGATAAAAATAAAGAATTAGGTAATAAATATGGAGTTTCATCATTCCCTACAATTGTTGCTATTTCATCTAGTGGAGATTTAGTTGGTGAATTCGCTGGTGATCGAAACGATCCAGAAGCTTTAATAAAATTCACATCTGATAGTCTGAATAAAATTTAAAAGGAAATAATAATAATAATATGATATAAATATAAATAATGGATATAAAAACTATAACAAATATTGCCCCATCAATTATTGCATTTTATTTGATTATAGCAGCTGGATTTATTATAGAATTATTTGGGTGTAGATTACGTGATATATTATCAGATAGTATGATTGCTAAGCATGTAATTGCATTTTTACTTTTACTATTTTTAGTTGTACTCACAAATCCAGTTTATTCTGAAAAAAATATATTTGAAAATTTAGGTATATCAGTATTGATATATATATGGTTTATGCTTACAACTCATTCACATTACTGGGTAACTTTAATAGTAATAATATTATTAATGTGTATTTTTCTAATAAATAGTTTAACGGAGAAATATACCAAAGATAAAGATGAACAAAAACTAAAGAATATAAATAAAATTCAAATAGCTTTATTTATTTTAGCTTTAGTTGTAAGTATTATTGGTTTTTTAATGTATTTATTTGCAAAAAAACAAGAATTTGGTAAAGATTTCAATATAAATAAATTTTTCTTATCAAGTAAAAAATGTCGTACAAATTTAGATTATAGTGAACACTTTAAGAAGAGGTAGATTTTATATTCAAATCTAATTTTTCTTTAATTGATTTATAACCCATATTAATATATGTTACCCAGTTTTCTTTTGGGAATTTAAGTTTTAATTCTGTTAATGAAAACCAATCGTCTTCTATAAAGTCCATAATAATAACATTATTTTCAGCGTCATTTAAGGCTTTTGAATTAACTTTATCCACAAGACTATTAACGACAAAATTAATGTAACTAAAGAAATTATCTATACTTTTATAATTTTTATAAACTATATTAATACCTAATATATCTTTTAATACATTATCTTTTATATAATCAATTGGAAAATTATTATATAAACCACCATCCATATAGACATCTTCGTTTATTGTTATTGGTGAATAAATGATAGGAATACAACATGATACTCTGATTGCAGTAACAACACTTAAATTAGGCATAGTATCTACATTAAAAAATTCACTTCTTTCTTTTGATAAGTTTGATACACATACAACTAGATTTTTTCCTGTATATTTAGCTAAGTCTATAAAAGTTATATCATCTACTTTAAGTTTTTTATATAATATTCTTTGTATCAATAATTCTATATTTTTACCTGAACTGATCCCATAATTTGTTAAAATATCAAAACATTCACTTGGATCAAAAGTATTAATTTCTGGATCACTTAAATTATGGACTAGAAAATCTATAATTTCAACATATGTATAATCTAATGCTAAGAATAAACACATAATTGAACCAGCAGATGTACCTATATAATTTTTAATATTTTTAAGAGCATTTTTTTCTTGTAAATATTTTATACAACCTATAACAGCTATCACTTTTAATGCTCCTCCTGCAATAACAATTGAATTAAAATGTATATTATGTGATATAGGTTTGATTTCGTTATTTGCAGAATCATTTGACATTTATACTAGTAATTATTATATATATTTTCCTTAAATATCTTAAATACTTAAAATTTGATTTAATTATATTATAAAAATTATATTCATATGAACCTAAAATGATTGGTTTGCGTCACCGATATTGTTCTACAAATATCGATTATAATAAAAATGTTTACAAAAGAGAATTTATAGGTGACATGATTATTACAGACGATCCAAATGATGATTGGTTATGTATATCATTTGATTTATGGATTGGGGATTTTGTACCAGGGTGTTTATATATCAATAAAGTTACAAAAAAAACTAAGATTAATTATAATTCGTCATTTGTATGTTGGTTAGTTGGTTTTGTAATTCATAAAAATCTTGTGAAATTTTCAATCCAAAAACATCATAAAAATTTACTAAAAAAAATATTATTTGATATTTTACAAGATAAATTATCTATAGCTATTATTGACACTCCAATCCCTTGTTTTCAACAGAGAGTTTAAAATCTAAATCTTTAGAGTTGTACGAGATGGAAATGACAAAAGTTCTAAATTTATTATATATTTTCTATTGTTTATTTCTGTTATATATGGAGAGATATCTTCATTATAATTTTGTGAATTTTTTGATGCAATATCGAAAACTTGAGTTTGTGAAAAAAAATAATAAAATGTAGGTTTATCGATATACATGTCCCTATAGATTGAAAATGCATCTTTAAATACTTCAAAATTTGTATATGCACCCTCGCGACATTTACAAAATTGCTCTCCAAACTTAGAAGAAACTATTGTCAAGAATTCTTCCCCTTGTTGTTGATTTTTCTTATAATCAACTTCTTCTCTTTTTTTTACAGAAGAAAAACCAAGTCCCATAATATTATTTCATTATTAATAATCTTTAAATGATGATCAATACTTCGACAAAACTCAATAAAAATATCTATGTAATATTTAAAATGAAATTTATAGATTCGCGAAGCTGGAGTATTTTCCAGAACACATCACGTATAACTATTATTATTTTTATAATGATCACTATTATATTTTGTATACTCTCTTTATTACATATTTATGAAACTTTTTGTGGAGGTGATAGGATACCCGAATATTTGAAACATAAGTCCAAATGTTATGATTGCGAGACTGATATAAGACAAAGATATGGAGAAGAATCTGTCTGGAGGGCGCAACCCTCTAAAATGTTCTCAGCAGAACAACAAGGAGTCGATATGTATGGTGAAGAAGGAGGTTTTGTCGGAAAAACCATTAAATATTATTAAATAACTTTTAATTTTTGCATATTTTATAAACATCATTATAGTATTTTTCATTATCTTCTTCTGGAATATCATTTAATTTTGCCTTTTTCCAATTTAATTCTTTTGATTTAATATTTTAGGGCAATTGCAATTGCAGCTTCAAATGTTTTATTATAAGTTCCAAGATAATATACCTTTTTATATAAAAAGTTGCTCATAAAATAATAATATTTAAATATTTTAATCATTATATTATAATAATGAATTTTCGAAAAATATCTATAGATGCCAAATTAAAATCTTACAAGGTTCAAGAAATGGTTTTTTCATGTTTAAGAAGTAAGATTGCTTACGAGAACCCCGGGAAAATCAGGGATATATTTAAGAAGAATGGGGATCGCGATATATTTAGTTGTAAATTAATGACATGCAATTTAGATATCCAAAATAAAATAAACACTGTTGTTGACACTATTATTGATGATATGTATACAGAACCTATATTTTATGATGGGCATGTAAATAAAAATAATAAAAGAGATGCCCAGGCATATTTATTATATAAATCAAATACAATTTATATATCTTTTCGCGGAACCAATAATATTGGTGACGTAATCGATGTAATTGATTTTAGACCAAGAACAATTATGAAAGATATTGTAGTTCATAATGGATTTTATGAGCAATTTTTTTCAATTGAATCTCAAATTACAGATGATATTAAAAATATTATTAAATTACATAATATCGAAAGAATAATATTTACAGGTCATTCATTGGGTGCATGTGTTGCATCCATAGCAGCAGCTTATTATGCAAGTATGTTTAAAGATTTATACATAACATGCCATACATTTGCGATGTTACGAACAGGAAATGATAAATTTGTAGATTGGTTCAAATCAGGTGTAGATGAATGTACTAGAATAGAAATTCAAGAAGATATTGTACCGTTACTTTATATAAATAAAGATTTTGTTCATATACCGAATGGTGTTAAACTAAAAAGAAGTGGGAGTGTAGATGATAAATTATATGAAAGTGATGAATTAGGATGTGTTGATATTTTAACTACATTATTGAAAAAAAATGAATTAAAAGTAATTACACAATTTCATTCCATGGAGATACATATTGAACGTCTTTTATCTATTAAACAGATAAGGAAAAACTAATTAATTTTGTTATAAATATCAATAATATTTTTATAGATATAATTACATATAAAACTATTTTCTTTTTCTAATAATTTAGTTATTTCTTCTATTTTTTCTAATGATTTTATAATATTATTATCTTTTTCAGGATAATTATCAAAAAATGCTTCTTTACATCCCATATAATCTGCTAACTTTAAAAATTTAGATCTAATACTTGATTCTTTTACTATAAAAACATTAGTATTATTAATATTATTCCAATTTAATAATTGAATCCACATAAAATATAATAAACCAGTAAACGTATATTGATGCCCGTTACTAATTTGATTTGATAATTTATAAAAATTGGTTTCTAAACATTTAGTTTCTTTCATTGTTGCTAATGAAATTAACGGATCAGACATGATATATATTTTTTTAAATGGTAATTCCACATATTTAACATAATGACATCCTAATTTATCCCATGGTAAACTTCTACATATTATTCCTTTTTGCTGACAATAAATAGATAATAGATCATTTCCACAACCTCCCCAACTATTAATCCATAAATTCATATTACTTTCTAACATATCTAAAACCCAAACATCATCTTTAATAATAACAGAATTAAAATTATGAACCTTGATCATCTGTAAGTCTAGTTCTTTTTTTGAAATAGAAAATATACCCAAATTACTATCATCAATTCCTAAGCTAATATAAAACATAGTTTCATTTTCATCATAAATTACACCACATGGAAAATGAATATCTTGTTTATTCCCTCTATTTGGAATTAATTCCTTTAAAGTTATATGTAAAATATCAAAATTTATAGGATCTAATGTAAAACAAAACATCATATAATCTGTAGAGTGTACAAATAAATAAAGTAGACCATCAACTTCTATTGGTGGACAACCACCTCTCAATACCATATTTGGGTATTTTGGATGTTTCCAGTGTCTTAAAATTAATGGAACAGTATCAAATGATTCTAATAAATCGGATACAGGATTCCAAATTAATATTTCCAAAGGCATAATATTATAAACTATATAAATAAGTCCATTTTTCTCAAAGAATGTCCAATTTTTTTGTTTAATATTTTTTTCATTTAATTTTTTTAAAATAATATCATCGCCAATTTTTTTGAAATTAGTGTCTAGAAATACACCTTCAATTCTTATTATTTGTTTTAAATATTTTCTAACAATAGGATTTATAATTTTACTGTAAGTTAAAAATAATTTATCATTTAAACACATAACTCTGGGATCTTCATTCATTAAAAAATCAAATATTTTAATATTTTCTTTAATGTTTCCTTGAAAAGTTTTAAGATTAATAGGAGTTATATGTATACTTGAATTTAATGTTTGAAATCTAACATGAGTAGATCTATATACACAAAATATTTGTAAATCTTTATAATTTTTAGTAGGTATTTTATGAGAAAATATTTCTGTATATTTATTTTTTCCAGTTTTTATATTATATTTAACGAAAATACTTCCGTTAAAACAAAAATTCCCATTTAATGTATTTGGATCAATTATATTTAATGACATTATTTAATAATAATAATATAGTATAAAATCATTATTTTACGCCGAAAGAAATATATTATTTAAAATAAATAATTAATAATGGGTATATGTAAAGATGATCAAATAAAGAATCCTATTTCAAAGAAATGTGTTGCAATTAATGGAGCAACTGGAAAAAAATTAATTAAGAAATTTATAGATGGTGAAATTGTTTTAGATCCATCAAATGTTCAAAAAATAAGTTCTAAAAAGGGTGAAACAATAAAGTTAAAATCAATTATAAAATCAACTATTAAAAGTAAGAGTGTGAGTCCAAATATATCAACAGTTCAACCTTCAGTAAAATCATCAATTAAATTTTCACAATGTGAAAGTAATAAAATATATAATCCACTGACAAAAAAATGTGTAACAATATCTGGACCTTCTGGTAAGAAAATAATAAATGCCCATAAAAATAAAGAGTTAACATTAAATTTAGACAACGTTAAAAAACTCATTTCCAAAAAATTATTATCGCCTAAAAAAGTAACAAAATCATTATTGCCCCCCGGAGAAGTGTCTGAAAATGCTAAACTAAAAGTACATAACTTTGTTAAAGCGTGGAAAGCAAAACAAGAAATTAAAAAGAAAAATGAAGAGTATGAAAAATATTGCAAAACTTTAAAACCAGAAGATCTAGATAAGCCTATTGTAAATATGTCAATGACTGTTGATTTTCCAGTTGCAAGTATGACAACATCTGTTGGTTTTAATCTTGAATCTTTAAATCATCCACATCAAAAATTTACTTATAATAAAATTTCAGGTATTCAGTTAAACTTTAATAATTATAGTCTGCGTCATCTTTTATATAAAGGCGAACATGATAGTATAAAGTATATAGAAAATCTAATAGATGACGAATGGTTAATTAAGATGAATAAATATATTTCTGAACTATCCACAAAAGATATTTACACGTTAATTGGTTATACACATTATGGAGATGTTATTGCAAATAGTTATATGAGGAGAAAAATTTCAAAATCTAGTTTTTCACAAGATGTTAGGGCATATGATAAATGGTTTTCTAGTTATTATCCAATGTTCTTTCAAGCTTTGAATAAAATTGAAAAAATGTCTGATTCAGATATAGATTCTATATTAAAAGATGGCAAAGATATAGAAATAAGTATTCAATATCCAACTAATTTATCAAATGGAATGACATTAAATAAAAATAAATTTTTTACTGGTAAAATATTGGTTTCTAAATTATTAAAACAATTAAATATCGATAAAACTCTAACAGTTGTAGATAAATATATAATTTTATATAATACTGGAAGATATCTAAGTTTTAGTAAATTTTGGCAAGATGTAATTCGTCAATATACATATGATCTAGATTCAATTATTGATAAATCTCCTGCTATAACAAAGAAAATGATAGTTTATAGAGGAGTAAAAGGAGATTATTATTTAAAAGGTAATAAAAATCACATTTATAAAACAGATAGTTTTGTATCTACATCTATAAATTTACCATCTGCTCTAAGATTTTCAGGAGGTAAATGTTGTTTTAAAAGAATAACTTTATTACCAGGAACAAAGACTGTATTGTTAGCTGGAATTTCTAGATATAAAAACGAGATTGAATTGTTATTGGGTAGTAAATCACATTTTTATATTACATCTGCTAAAAATAATATTCCTAAATCAACAGTTGATATGTGTAAACAAAATAAATCAGGAGATATAATGGTAACCGATCTTGTTGTAGTTAAATAAATAACAATATATCCTTAATTTTTTCTCCGATTATATAAATATAATGGTAGTGTGTACAGAAGATAAGATTAAAAATCCAATAAGTAATAAATGCGTTTCAATTAAAGGGGTTACTGGGAAAATGTTAATAAAGGATTTTATCAACGGGAAAATTGTCCTGGCTCCTGAAAACGTTAAAAAAATAGGGACATCACAAAAAAATGTTACTCCTCAAATACTTAAAAAGGTAATTTTAAAGAAGAGTGTTAATGAAACCAAAAAATCCCCTGTATTAATTCCTAAAAAAACGGTTTCTATAAAGAAGAGTGTTAATGAAACCAAAAAATCCCCTGTAACAACTCTAAAGAAAAAGGTTGTTTTAAAGAAAAGTGTTATTGAAGAGAAAAATAAAACTTTAGTAGGAACACCATTAGATAAAGATGAGGTTTCGAAACAAGTAAAGGATAAGATTCATAATTTCGTTGAAGATTGGAAAAAAAGAAAGGAGAGGAAAATAAATGATGAAGATTATAATTTATATTGTAAAACCAAGAAATTAGAAGATATTAAAAAACCTATAGTAAATATGTCATTGACTATTGAATTTCCAGTAGCGAGTATGATAGTTCCTGTTGGATTTTCAATTGAATCTTTAAATTCACCAAGTCAAAAATTTATTTATAATAAAATAACGGGTGTTCAAATAACTTTTAATAATTATAGTTTAAGACATCTTTTATACAAGGGTCAAAATGATACTGTTAAATATTTTGAAGATTTAGTTGATAAAACATGGTTAAGTCAAATGAATAAATATATTTCAGGACTTTCTACAAAAGATTTATATACATTGGTTGCATATACACATTATGGTGATGTAATATCAAATAATTTTTTAAGAAATAAATTGAAAAAAGAGGATTTTGTTAAAGAGTTAGGTTCTGCAGATAAATGGTTAACAAATTATTATCCATTATTTTTTCAAGCCTTGGATAAATTAGAAAAGACTAAAAATATTAAAGATATATTAAGAGGTGGTAAAGATGATAATATTACTATATCATCAAATTTATCATTAAATGGTTTTACATTAAATAAAAATAAAGATTTTACAGGAAAAATGTTGGTTTCAGAATTTATTAAAAAACTTTTAACTTATAAAAATTTAAAATCTTCAGATAAATATGTTGGAATATATCTAATAGGAAAATATCTTGATTATGATAAATTTTGGAGAGATGTTATTGATCAATATATAAAAGATTTGGACAATTTAATTGATAACTCCCCACCTATTACAAAGAGAATGATTGTATACAGAGGTGTTAAAAATGATTATTTTTTAACTGGTACAAAAGACCACATTTATAAAACTGATAGTTTCGTTTCAACATCTATTAATTTACCCTCAGCAATGAGATTTGCTGGTAATGATTGTTGCTTTAAACGTATTACTTTACTTCCTGGGACAAAAACTTTATTATTAGCAGGGATTTCTAAATATAAGAATGAAATTGAATTATTACTTGGAACAAAGGCTCAATTTTATATTACAAAGGAAAAAAATACTATTCCAAGATCAACTACTGATCTATGTAATGATGGACATACTGGTAAAATAATAGTTACTGATATGGTAATTGTTAAATAAAAATGTTAATTAGTTTTAATAAATTAAATTAAAATATAATGGAATTTCCAGACAAAACTGAATTAAATAATATTTTAGAAAAAATAAGATTGCTTATAAAATGTGATAAAAATGATGATAGTCCACCAGAAATATTATTATGGAGAACAATAGTCCAATCTAAAGATATAAATAATTTTAAAAAACATTTTAATAATTTGCGTCTTATTTATTCTAATATGTTAATAAATTTTATCTTGGAAGAATGTGAAGATTTTTGTTATCCCAAAAAAGTTGGAAATACAAAACCATCAGTATCTTCAGATATTGATATAGAACTTGTTTTTAACATCCCATTACTTAGAGATAAAATGGAAAAAATTAGTTTATTATATAAGTCTATTAATAAATTTCATAATTATTATTTTCACAACAGTATTAAATACAATGAATTATTTGATATTAATATATATGCTTCAAGATTTATAAATACAAAAAAAACAAGAGAAAAATGTACCATTTTTGATAAAAATATCACTCAAAGATTATGGTCTATATCAAGATGTATTGAAATTGTACCTGATATATTATTAATAATACCTAAAGATAATAATATTTTTATACAAAATATTAATGATTGTTTAGAAATGTTAAAAGACATCCCTTCAAAAAAAACAGATGATGAATATATAAATCAATTATATAACTATTTTGATATTTTAATTAAAAATAAAGATAGTGATGATGAAATTTTATTAAATAAGGCTGCGAATGCATTTTCCCTTACAAAATATTATGAAGATGATACATATATGTCAATAGGTGCATATTTACATATTGTAACAGGTGATCAAAATTTATCAAAAAATTTATATATGGATTCCTTTATGGATAATTTTGGATTTGCTTTAGACAACTTATTTACTACAAATTCATGTATTAATATACCTATACAATGGAAAATTTTGAGAATAGCAAAATATATGGAAAGAATGTTAGACGCACTTTTATTAATAGATAAAAACTATAAAAGTTCATATGATTTAAATAAACTTAAAAATTTGAGTGTTATATTAAATGATCAAAGAAAAAGGGATATTGAATTTGATAATCGAGATCTTATTATTAACATTGATAAATTTATGAAAGAATTACATATAATGTCATCATCATATTCTGAAGAGGAAATTAAAATAGCTTTATTCGAATTTGTTTGTTCGCATTATGATTTAGATATATAAAATTCTTATTTTAATAATTATATAATAGTTAATTATATAATATTATAAATGTCATCTTCTGGAGAAAAATGTAAACTAGTTTATGCAGCTGATGGAACATTAATATGCGATCCTAAAAAATACAATAAAGATCCTATATTTGTTTACGAAGGGACACCAACTATTTCAGAATGTCCAAATGCAAAGTGTACTATGTTTGGTAAAGTATGTATTAAAAATAATGTTGAAAAATAATACATAAAAGGTCCAAAAATATAAAAAATTGATAGTTTATTTTAAAATTTTATTGTTATACATACAATAATTGAGTAATATGGATATTCAAATATCTTCCATCGTTGATAATATCTATAATAAGACTGGAACTATTTTTAGAGGACGATTCCCAGATACATGTTTATCACCATTTCATGCACTTTTTAAAAGGGAAAGTGATTTTATCACATATGTAACTATAGCAAGAAATACATATAAATATCATCAAACTACTTTTAATTTACGGATATTAACATTTTATGATATTGGTATTGCGTATATTATTAATATGGATGTTATTGAAAAATCAAGTGATATTCCTTATTATACTAGAATTTATAAAGGTAATTATAATAGTTATAATTATCTCACAGAAGTTTTTAAACCTATTGGAATAAATGAATTAAGATTTTTAGATGGTCCTTTATGTATTGAAGCGTTTTTAATGACTTATAAAATAATTAATAATATCACCACAAAAAATCCTTGTATTAATACAATGCTTGATATTTTCCCATTTGATATTGCTGACATGATTTATAACATTAATTTTAAAGAGAGTGATTCAAATTCTATAAAAAATATTATGACTAAGCCTTTTGAAAAGCCTTTTAAAGTCCAAGGGATTGATCATGGATCTAAGAGACCATCTTATCGTGTTGTGCTTTTAGATTCAAATGGTGAAGATGAGAATCCAGATATTAATTGGGTAGATTTGAGTGAAGAAGAATATGAAGAAGATGATGAAGAATAAAATGATTATACTTTTTCTCTAAAACTTTAATTAGATTTAAAAGTTTATTAATTGCTGAATATAATTATAATATTTTTTATATTTACATTCAAATTCTTTTAACTGTTTAAAGAGATCAATATAATTGTGCATTTGTAAATATATTCCTCAATAAAAATTTGATTACAATTTTTTATTATTATATAAAAATTGATTTAAATTATCATGTAGAATTAAAATCATATAAAATGAAAGTCATAGGCCTTGACGAGGTATTGAATCCTAATACAAAAAGATATATTAAAATTAATGGTGCAGTATTTAAGAAAATAGATTTTAAAAATTTTTCAATAGAAGATCAAGATAAAATAAATAAATTTAATAAAAATGTAAATGAAATTGTAGAAAAGAAAAAGGTTGTTATTAAAAAGAATGATAATAAATGTATAAATGAAAGAAGTTTCCTTCACATGATAAATATAAAAGATATTGATCAAAATGATTTAATTAAATTAAGTAACAATTATTGTTATTCAATTAATGAATTAGAATTATTAATTGATTCTAATACATTTAAGAATTTAAACCCTCATAATCAAGAAGATATTTTGTTCAATATGGAAAAAGATGAAAATATTTTGAAAAAATTTCCAAAATTTTATAAAAAAGTATTATTAGCACTTGATAATATTAAAAGAGTTGATGGGATTGAAGAAGTCTATAAGAGACTTGATTATCTTTATGGATTATGTAAAATGTCTGGTATTATAATTTTTGATAATTTAGGATCATTTTCGAAAAAATCCGAAGTATTTAACCTTAGTCTTAATGAATTATCTGAATTTTCTGAATCATTTGGTAAAGATAATATTTCGAGGGATTTAATTTACAGTTTAAAAAACCCCAAAACTGACGAGACAGTTAAAAAAATAATTGAAAATTGTAATAAAGGGTTAATATGTATTCATAAAGCAGGTAGTCAGATACTTCAGATATTTATATATTGGTTTATTAAATTAGAGAATATTTACAATATAAAATATGATGTATCAAAAGGTAAAGTGATATTTACAAAGGTTAATGGAAATAAATTATATTTTAGACAAATAAATTCTAATGAAATTCATGATAACGCTACAATTTATATAAGTGATTTACTAATGAATTCTTCTGAATTTAAAAAGAGTACTTTATATTTAGATAGATTAGACCATAACAAATTTAAATGTGTAAATCTTTCAAAAACTTGTATTAATAATGAGGATATATATTTATATACTAATAATTATGAGATATCAAGTTGGTGTGATATGGATGATAAAGATTTAATAAAATTAGGTGAACATTATTGTTTTGGTGTAGATTTTATTTTAGAATATATGGATAATAGACTAAACAGTAGTAATATGAATAATCCTTCTCCTTCATATCCATTAAATCCTTTTACAAATGAAATATTGAGTAAAAAGGATTTAAGAAAAATTAAAAAAATGGTTTTATTGGGGGCGAGAAAGGTACCATTACCGTTAAATATATTTTTAGAAGATGAATCTATATGGGTAGATGATATATTACAATTTGATAAATACAAAATAATTGATAAATTAGAGGGATATAATATTAGATATAAGAGAATTAATTTAAAAGATTCCCAAGATAATTATACAGGTTATTGGGTATCAAAAAAAATACCTTTATCTCCATTTGAAAAAACATTTTACACATATATTACAACATTAAGACCTTTATATAAAAATAAGTTACGTAATTATCCTACTGAGAACATTACTTATCTTCAATTATCTAAATATTATTTATATTCTGAAACAATTTAAAATAAAAAGTTAAAATAAATATAAAATGAGTAGCGATGATTGTAATTGTTCCGCTAAATTAACATATGGTGTTGGTATTTTAGGAAGTTTATTAGTAGTATCTGAAATTTTAGGAGTGATAACACATATAAAACCAAATTCAATAATTCATTTTGTATTTTTAACAATGAAACATTTATTAAAAAAAACTAAAGTAGATACTATCACAGTTATAGAATCATTAGAAGAGGCCTTAATTGATGAGAAAAAGGAAGAAGAGGATTTAGCAGAAGCAACAAAAATTAAAATAAATTCACAATAAATTATTTTATTTCTTCTTGTTTTAGAGTATTCATTTTTTAATTTAGACATAAATTATCTCTCTTTAAATGATTTAATAAACAATAAAATCTCTAGAGAAATATTTATATAAAAGAATAAATAGATTATTATCTACATGTTAAAATCAACTAGAACATTGGGTGTTCCTAAGGAAATTAAACAACAAGAGTATAGAGTTTCTATGACACCTAAAGGTGTTAAAACATTGAAAAAATTGGGACATAATATTATAATTGAAACAGGTGCTGGAAATAATTCTGGTTATAGTGATGAAGAATATGAAAGAATGGGAGCAATAATTTCAACAAAAGATAATGTGTTTGATTATTCTGATGTTATAATTAAAGTTAAAGAACCACAAGAAAGTGAATATGAATTAATTAGGAAAGATCAGATTGTTTTTACTTTTTTTCATTTTGCAGGTTGTTCTGGTTTAGAAGATGCAATGAAAAAAAGAGGATGTGTATGTGTACAATATGAAACTGTTCAAAAAGATGATGGATCATTACCTATTTTAATGCCTATGTCTGAAATTGCTGGACGCCTTTCAATTCAAGAAGGTATGAAATTTTTATTAAAGAATAATGATGGAAGAGGGATTCTTTTATCAGGGGTAGCAGGAGTTGAACCTGCTAATGTTGTAATTATTGGTGGGGGTACAGTTGGTTTTAATGCAGCTAAATTAGCTGCAGGTTTGGGGGCAAAGGTTACTGTACTAGATAATAATATTTTTAGGTTAAGATTTATTGAAAACACTTTACCATCAAATGTATTTACTTTATTTTCTACAGAAAGTACAATTGAAGAACAGTTAACACAAGCAGATCTTGTGATAGGTGGTGTTTTAATCCCAGGAAAAGAAGCACCTAAACTTGTGAATAGAAGTATGATTAAAAAAATGAAGGATGGTTCAGTATTTATAGATGTAGCGATTGATCAAGGAGGAATGACAGATATATCTAGTCCTACTTCTCATAATAAACCTATATTTAAATATGAAGGAGTTTCAATGTTTTGCGTACCAAACATGCCGGGTATTGTTCCATATACATCAACGAATGCACTAACAAATGCAACATTACCTTATGTAACAGCAATTATGGATTATGGAATCGAAGGGGCATCTATTAAATATCCTGAGCTTAATGGAGCTATATTAAAATAATAAAATGATTAATATCATCATTTTATTTATTTACAATATATACATCAGAGTTATTTAAAATTCTAATACTTTGAATTTTTCGATTTAATGTTTGAATGTACAGTTTCTTTTTTATTATTTTCTACAATTCTCGTAGAGTAATTTTCTGCCCTTTTATAATATGTAATCTCTTTGTATCCAGATGCGTAAGGATCCTTAACTGATGAACTTGCACAACCCATGATTGAATTGTCAGATGATTTGGATGTGTATGAAATTACCTATATTAAACCCTTTTCAATTTTTTACGATTATAATAGGACTTTTTGTTTAATTTTTTCTTTTTATTAATAGGATTATATACATAATCTTCAAAATCATCATATTTATCAAAAGGTTGATCCTGATAATTCAAAATAATATCAAGATTATATAAATTATCATTTCTAGGACAACATGAACAATAATAATATCCATTATTATTTATTTCAAAATTAATGTCATCATTATATTGACTTTTAATTATGAGTTCAGGATAACGGAAACTTTTAATACTTAAATCTGGAGCACCATTATAATCTATATTAACTGTAGATGTATTTAAGTCTATTTGATATGCTTCTCCAAAATTAATAGTTAATTTTAAAGAATAGTACATCGAACAAAAATTAAATGATAATTCAATATTTGAAATATCAGGTAAATAATATTCATTATCTTTAATTTCATTAAATAACCATTTAACATGATTATAGAATAGAGATAATGTTTTAACTAACATATTTCGAGCCTTTTTAAAAGAAACAGGATGATAATACATTTCATATACAATTTCATAAAATAATATTTCAAGTTGACAAATAGTATCATGATTATTATTATGAAGAGCCATTTCCATTAATTTAATTAACCACTTCATTCTTTTATTATTCTGATCTCTTGAATAATTTACATTTTTTATCCCTATAATATCATTTTCAGATATCTTTATATTTTTTGCTCCAATATTTTTAAACAAATTACATGTCAATCTGAAATTTTGTATTGCCAGAGGATCAGTGATAAAAGAACAGATTGCTGCGATGATTAATTCTGATATATACTCCATTATTAATTATAGTTATTGATGATGACATCATAATAATAAAAACATATCAATTTTTATTAGGTTTCTAACCGAAAGATTTATTTTTTTCATGTATTTCTACTTCATTATATCTATATATCAATTTAATATATCATTTTTTTAGTTTTTTGTTGAAAGATTTAACATTTTTCGGATTTTAGAAAGGACCATTTTATTTTCTAATGCTTTACCAGACTCAATATCTTGTATATCTTTAATTTGTATATTCAATTTACATGCAAGATCCTTTTGTGTTAATTTCATAGCAATTCTACCTTGAATAATCAATTGAGAATCAGCTTTTGATATATACTGTAGTGGTTTCCCATTATCCCCATCTACTTGTTGTTCTATTTTCCATGCCGGTTTATTTGTTGTACTACTAGTTGTAGCTGTAATAACACTGGATTTTGCTTGAATCTCTTTTTCAGGCCCCTTGTTTTTTTTAAATGTAATAACATTCCAATCTTGATGTTCCATTTTTATAAATGAAAATATATTACATATCAGAATTTTCTTTTAAATAATAATAATATCTGTTCTTGGTGGAATTATAATTTTACCAGGGGTTTTAAATCCAATATAATTTTTTTGTTTAGGATTAAGATTAAACAATAATTCATGCATATCTATACCAATTGTCAAAAGGTATTTATATGATTTACCCTTTTTAATAATTTCAACATTTTTATAAATATGTTCACCATCATCATCCATCCAAAATCTATCTTCAAAAATAATATCACCTATCTCTAGTAAAGAATACCATTTACAAATTTCTTCTTTAGCTTCAATAGAATTAACTGTAAGAGTAAAAATTTCGCAACTATTTAGTTGATAGTATTTATCATAAATACAGTTTATCTTTTTATATCTTTCACCCCTTTGAATACATTCATTATAATATAATACCAACTTTTTTCGTGTTTCTATATTATTTTTAAGAATAGATTTTAAATTTTTTGATGTTGAACTTAAATTTAATATAGTTTTATTATCATTTATATCAGTGTCTACAATTTTATATATAATATCTATAGGTAAATATTCAAAATTCATGTTTTAATAACATTCAAAACAAAAAATTAAAATCAATTTTTTAAGAATTACAATCATGAATTGCATTAAAACCTGGTAATTGTTTAGCTTCATCTATGGTTGATAAATATATAGCATATTCTATAGTTTCTTTAGTTAATTTTATATGGGGTATTTTGTTTCTATAAAAATTTGCCCAATGAAATTCTGAAAAAGGTGTAATATCTTTAGTGTAACCCCCTTCTTTTCTTACAATCCCTGCTAAACTTCTATATGGGTCATCCTTTAAATCTTTAATAGAACTTGGTAGCAAAGATAAAAATTCTGGTATATTAATTTGATTTCCATTTGTATCATAGAGCCATATATATTTATTTTCATTCATATGATCCCAGAATTTATAAGAGATTGGTAAGATTCTTTCACCTGGAGTTTGAGATGTTAATTCTGATAAATCTTTAACTATTTTACCATATACTTTATCTATATCCAAAATATGTGCAGCTAAACAAAAATGATGATGATCTATTATATACATAGTATTATTTGGACCTAAAATAATAGGTACAATATGTTCATATATAAAATCTTCCAATTCTTTATCTGATAATTTTTTCATTTTTTTCACTTTTTTATCAACTTCTTCATATCCAACAGATAATTGAGTAGGATGTAAATGTTTTATTTTAACAGAAAATGGTTTGTCTTCTGTCATTTATTATTCTCATCAGAATTTTTTTCATCTTTATTTTCCGATATTGATTTTAAAAATCTTGGAATTCCATATACAGGTTGTTGGGATTCCGAATATGAATACGATAAACAACATGGTATACATGATACTGGCCAGAAAAATATTAAACCCACTATTACAGAAACCCATCCTATAGTATTCATTCTTTTAGGCCTAGGATTTACCCATTTTAAATTATCGTTCCCATATACAATTCTATATCCTAGTAAAATTTCACCGGGCAATGGTTCATATTCTGGTTCAATAATTGGAATACCTTCTATTGGTGTCATAAATATATCATCTCGCATATCTAATCTTAATTTAAATGAATATATTATGATTTTATTTTTTTACATTTTGTTTCCCGAATTAGTTCGAAATACTTTCGATATCCTGTTTAAAAAGGGTATTTATTTCATCGATTAAATCTTGAATGCAATTATCATCATTTATATATAATACACGAATATCGTCTATATTATTTATTGGAATATTTGTTTTTAAACCTTGTTTATCTATAATACTTTCTAATTTTTCAAATCCATTAGTACAATTATCAATAGGGATATCTATTAATTTTTTATAATATGGTAAATTTTTTTTAAGTTTATATTCTACCAAATCAATATCAATTGTTTCTCCGTAATGATAAAGTCTCTTATTATGATATCTTCCAACATCATATAAAAAAAATACTTTATTACATGTAAAATAATCGACTTGATCCTTATAACTTTTACAATTAATTACTCTTAACTCTTTATTTTTTTTATTTTGCAAACTAAACATTTTAATGATAATTTATAATTATCTTTTATATAAAATTCCATGATCATCTGAAATTGGTTCTCTGAGTTCCCAACCTTCATTTTTTAATGATTTTAAATATGTAATAAATTCGTTGAGTTTTTCAACAGCTTCATCAATTGTTTTTGAATCATCGATTGTCCATTTAGCTCTAATATAAACATGTTCTTCTTCAGTTTCTGTGTCAGAATCTTCATAAGCTGCTTCATCAAATGCATGTTCTTCTTCCGAAGATACATCTGGAGCTGGTTGATGACAACACATTATAAACAGTTTATATTTTAAATTCTTTAAATTCATAAATAATTTTGTGTAATCATTTTTTTTAAAAAAAAACAATTTTTTATTACTTAAGAATATAGTGAGTATAATTATTTAAAATTTATCTGAACAATATGAAACGACCATATGAACCAGTAGAAGATTCTTTCCCACCATCAAAACGTGTTAAATCTGAAAAATGCCTGCCGGTAGATTGGCAGGATTATTATATTGGATAAAATGATATAAAGGAATTTATCATTAATATTTGTAAATGAATATTAATGATTATGATTATCAACACTCTATAAATGGAGGTGATGGATATATTGAAAATGGGGTTTATAAAAAAGAAATTCGTTGTCAAAAAAATCATAAATTTATTGGGTATTTACTTCAATCAAATGAGTGTATATCAGATTCATCTTATAAAATTAATGAATTATATGATAAAAACTATTATAATGTTGAAATTACATTATTATATGATGAATCTTATATTAGTAATATTGTACCTGTTTTAATGGCAGAGGTATACTATTATCCTCCATGTGAATGTTGTGTAGAAGATGATACTATACCTGTATCAGATATAATGTATGAATCCGAATTATATGAGGCAATTGAACCAGGTGATAGATTTGAATGGAATAATGGACAAATAGAGATTAAAAGAATATATAAACAATATTCGTGTTATATACCAACAATTATGACTTATTTTAAAGTGGATGAAAGAAAATCTGGATAATAAATATAAATGAATATAAACGCGAATACATTTCCGGATTGTAAACCATCAAATCTTAAAAAATATTTATCTCGTAATTCACCAGCATATCCCGCTCAATCTTGTCCTGGTTTAATTATAGATGGAAAAGATGGTAAATATGTATCAAAACAGGATAAAAAAGGAAATTATAAATGGTTTAAAGTAGGTGATAGTAAACATTCTTCACCTATTAAAATAAAGAGTCCATCTCCTGTAAAAGTAAAGAGTATATCCCCTATTAAAAAAGATAATGTTGTAGAAAAATTAGGAGAGATTAAAATACATCTTGGAGAAATTAAAAATTTAATTACAAGTATTAAAACTGAAGATACTATAAAGAATAATAAAACGAAACATTTAATTGAATTACATAATAATATGACCAAATTTACATGTGATTTTCTAGATAGCATCAAAGTTAAAACTCCTACCCCTAAAAAAGCAAGTGTTAAATTACCAAGTCCTACAAAAAAAACAATTAAAATTAAGGAATGCCCCCCAGAAAAAGTATTAAATCCAGAAACTAATCGTTGTATTGATAAGAATAGTAAAAAGGGTAAATTATTATCAAAATAAAAATTGAAAATTAATAAATTATTATAAAAATTCAAATGGGAAATATATTATGTTTTAAAAATCAAAAAGTCAAAGTTTCAGTTTCTGAAACTAATTATAATTATAAATGTAAATATACTTCACATAACTTTAATAATACTTCAGCTTCATTAGTAAAAGATCGTTCATATTATGTGAGATTTGTAGATATATATGATGCAGACACATTAACATGTATTGCTGAAGTGTTTCCAAGTTTGTTTCAAAAAATAACAGTTAGAATTATTGGAATAGATGCATGTGAAATGACTTCTAAGAATTCTGATGCAAAAGATTATGCTTTACGTGCACGTAATCGAGTTATTAATTATTTAACAAATAATAACATTCAAGTTTCTAATTCTACCAAAAGATCACAAATTCGAGAATTATTAAATAATAACATATATTTAATATATGTAAAATTTTTAGGACAGGATAAATATGGTCGTACATTGGGGGACGTTTATTTAAATGAAAATAGTGAGTCGATCTCTAATATATTATTAAATGAAAAATTGGCGATACCATATTCTGGAGGTAAAAGACTAGATGATTTAGAACAATTAAAAAAATTAAATGGTTAGAAACTATTTATGACGTTTTATAAAATAATCAAGTAATAAATAAAACAAATCGCTTTGAGATTCTTTATTTTTCCATGAAAAAGCTGCATCAGCTATATCATCAGAATAAGGCAACAATTTTTCATTTGATAATAATAATAATCTAGATGTATTTATATCTTTATTTTTAACAGCTATAGATAATGATTCATTATCCGGTTTTATACTAGCATATTTAATAAATAACTCTATACAATGTGTATATTTATGTTTACAACATGAATAAAATAGTTCTTGTAATAATTTTTGTTCTGAATCATATTCATGATCTTTTTTCTCTTTAAAATATTTTTCAATATAATCATAATTCCCTTTAAAAACTGCTTCTTCGATTGTTAGATGTTCATTATTTTCTATATCACTTCCAAAAACAGATATGACTCTTGTTTGTTCTAATACAGTTCTTAATTTTTCAGGGATTTCATAAATTACTTCATCCTCAGTTAATTCATCTCCATATGAATCAATATCATCTGTGTCTTCATTTATACAATCATCACCTGTTACTCTTACACTCCACTCTGATGAATAAAAACCTTCATATATTCTTGTTCTTGGACAAATTTGATCTAATATATTAGAAAAATATTTAATTAAATTTTTACAATGATCATCTTCTTTACCCCAATTATATCTCCCTCCAACATTATATATATATAATTTACTATATTCTGGATAATAAATAAATTGATGTCCATAACTATTATGACCATCAGGGGATCTTTTATTAGGATATTCTGTTGTTTTAATATGAAATCTGTATTTTAATATAGATTTATGTTCATCTTCATTATCTGAATCATATGTTTTATTATTCTCTTTATACCAATATCCATATCCAGATCCTCTAGCAAATTTTGTAGCTTTATGATATTTACCATCATCAATATGTGAATCTAAATACTGTTTTTTTTGCTCTTCATCAAACAATTTTTTTAATAAACCTTTTTTATATGTCATTTCCACAACATTATAAATCCCCATTATTTTATTATTATTCAATTTAATCCTTTATATACAATCTAAAACCCTAAAAACTTGTTTAATTTGAGTACTTGTTTGAGGAGCACCTATTTTTCTCCATTTATATTTCATAACTAATCTCCTATTATGTGCTTCTGCAATTCTATATAAAGATTCTGAGGCCGTTTTATGATAATATATTCCATATAAACAAGCAGCTATAACTGCTGATCTTCCATGACCACCTTTACAATGAATATAAATTTTCTGGTCCTTTTTAAGAAAATGACATAAATGTTCGATCAATGAGTATAATCTTTGATCATTACACACACTCATATCTACAATAGGGAACTTTATTGTAAATAAATCGGTATTATATGGTACCATTTTATCAGTATGATGAGTAAGATCAATAATTATATCTATTCCAATATTATTCAAATCATTTAAAACTTCATTATCAATATATTTTCCAAAATAAATTTTATGATTAACCCTTGCAAAGTGCTTATAGTCCATTTTATAACTAAAAATTATTTATTAACAATTTTTGACTCTATAAATTTCTTTATCGATATTTCGTTATTTATATAAAATTGATGTCTTTTCTTAACAATATCAATCACTTTAAGTATTTTTTTTGTCTTTTTAAAATCTTCTTGGGGGAGTTTATTAATATTTTCTAAAAATTCAATATGTAATGAATCAAATTTTCCTGTTGTCACTTTGGATATTACATTGAACATAATGCTGATCTGTTTAGTATTCAAATTTTTAAATAATTTATAGCCCTTGTTTGAAATATTAAAAAAAGATTCATGTTCATTTGGAACAGCTCCAAATACTCTAGGGGAACCCATAGCTCTATATAATAATGATCCACCAACATCGATTCTAAAAGCTTTCTTTTTTCTACCATCAGTTATAATTCCAACATTTCCTCTAGATCCTATATCCCAGTTTGCAAGAATACAATCAACAAAAAATGGTTCAATAGCACCAGATATCTTGTTTTTAATCAAATCTTCACAATCCTTTGTTATGTGTTCACATGCATCTATTAAAATAGATTTACTTCCTACCAAATATTTTTGGTCTGTTAATGTATTATTAGGTAAATCATTTACAACAATATATAAATTAATAGCATCAATGTTATAAACTTCCGTATATATTTTACTTGCTAACAATTCATTTATAGCTAGTTCAATATCAAAGACCCCATATTGATTTTTTCTACCCGATGAGGATTTTACAACTTCTTTAATATAATATTTTTCATTATTTAAAATCCCATTATATATTTTACTACTTCCTTGAGTTGATATTTTTTGAAGATCAGTAAATTCACTAAGATATTTTAAATAATTATTTATTTTAATTGGACTTTTAGATTTTGGTGAAGGTGATTTAGATTTTAATATTTGTGGAGATACAGATTTTTTCATTTCTACATTCAATATTATAACACCTTGTTTAATTAATTTCTTAGCTAGAACACCATCTTTATTAATATATCTTTTGGTCAAGGGATTTAAAACCTTATCAGTCATTTAAAATAATATTTAGATATATTTTTTAAAAATAAAAATTGAAACATTATTTTAATGTTAATACAACAAATACAATGACTACTCTAATTGCATCTAAAAATAACTTTGATATGAATTACAGACCTTTTAAAAAAACACCTAAACTCGAATATATTAATGAAGGAATTGTGAATTCTCGTTTAAAAGGTCTTTATAAATCTATACTGAATAATGATTATGATCGAACAAAGTTCCTTGTTGAAGATACAATAAATATGATTAAAACAACAACAGAAATTGATATTGATAAAGAATTATATAATAAGATTATAGATGAATTGTATCAAATGATTATGGAATTAATATTTAAAAAATATAATTCAGTACATGATCGTATTCGAGATCTACATTATTTAATTATTCAATCTTATTTACAATAAAAATTAAGCGTTTAATCAGTAGGAAGTTTAAAAAAATTGAAAGGTGTATATAAAATATATTGATATATCCAATTAACAAAGCAAACAAATATCAAGTTGTGAAACACAAGTTCAAAACAAGTCGTTCGTTGGGACTAAACATGACAATTATGGTTATTTCTCCTTTCTCTGTGATTTCAAACTTTCCCTTTGAGAGCTTCAAGACCATCTCCTCGATGAATACCAGCGTTAAGCCTACACACAAGATTGATTATATGGACGAGTACATTCTTGATAGGCGTATTATGGGAATCTATAAGGCGATGCAAAATGGGAATATTGATTACATCTGTAATCTTGTCTGTGATACTATCGATGTACTTGAGAATGCTCAGGAAATTGACATCGACGAGAATATGTTGTATAGGGTTATGACTGATCTTTACACTATGACAGTTGAACTATCTCTCAATCAGATTAACAATATTCATAATAGGATTCGTGATCTACATTATTTCATTGTGAATTTCTACAATTAGGTATTATATATTATCAATAAAAATATCTTAAAATACCAAAAAAAATATAAAAAATAAATACAAAAAACTTTTATTATTTTAAAATTTGAAACACATTTTGTTTTTATTAAAAGTTATCATCATATATTATATTTAATGGTAATTTTACATACATTACCAATCCCTGCTCTTTCTAAAATAGAATTTGATCTTCCTAGTAAATTATCAATAAATAAAAAAATTGTTGATATTTATCTAAGTAGCATATATAAAATATTGACTACTGGGAATTATAAACAGGCAAAGAAATTTATGACGAATACTATAAATATTTTTTGTGATACAACTATTGAAATTAACATAGAATTGAATTTATATGATAAAATAATTCATGAATTTTATAACATGTTAATTGAATTAAATAGTAAAAATTTAAATTCATTGTATGATAGGATTCATAATTTACATTATTATATTTATCTTTATTAATTAAATTTTATTATTGTAAAATGTTAAAGTATTGTAATAATTCATTATCAATTAAAACTGTTATTTTACCAGATTTTGATTTTCTTGTCAAAGTAGCGAAAAGAGCTAATATGGCATATTTTAATCAAGATGAAATAAATAAATTATGGGAAAATAAGGATAGTATTTTTATTAATGCAATAGAAAAACCGATATATATTACAAAAAACGAAGCAAGTGCATATTTTTGGATAGAGAATACAAATGATGATAAATGTGCTAATATTATATTTAGAGGTACAAATAGTATACAAGATGTAATAGATGATTTAGATACATGTTTAATTTCTGTAGAAAGTAAAGATGGAAAAGTAAAAGTTCATGAAGGATTTTATAGACAATTTATGTCTATAGAACCTCAAATAACTAAATTAATTCAAGATGGAAATATTACTTCAGTGCATATTTTTGCTCATTCACTCGGAGCTGGAATTGGACAAATTGCAGCAGCTTTTTATGGTGAGAAAAATATTGAGATTAGTATATATACAATAGGTTGTCCACGTACTGGAAACGATAAATTTGTTAAATGGTTTACGAAAAATGTAAAGAAAAATATGAGAATTGTTAATCAATATGATCCTGTTCCATCAATTCCTATATGGCCTACATGGGTTCATACGAATGATGGATTTATAATTAAAAATAATAAATTTATTAGTTGTCCTAAAGAGAGGAGGGGGATTTTAAGATGGTTACGTCCACTAACTACTATAACTTCAAGTATAAATTATATAAATCCAATTAAAGGGCATACATGTGTTGATTATATTGCTAATTTATCAAAAATGATATTAAAATAACAATTTTTAAATTTTATTTTTAGTTGAAAAAATTTCATGTATAATAGTTTCTAATTTTATATAATAATCACAAAATTTATGTGATTTTTCAGTATCAGCTTTCATGTACAATTTTTTCGCTGTTTGTACAGTCATCATTATTATTTCTTTCTCTCCAAAATCTATAGTATAATCTAAATCTGGTTTAAAATCCTTTAAAAGATGGGTCCTTGCCTTATCTCTATTTAAAAAGCCAAAACACAACCAAAGATCATCTAAATTCATAGTAAATTTATCACTATCATCATATTGTATATATGATTCAAAACATTTGTTGTATATGATTCTCTCTTCGTCGTTTAAATTTTTATTTAACAACAATGCAACGTCCTTATTTGATTCTTCAATAATTGAAAGAAGTGACATCTTAAATATAATATTATAGTTATCCTCTTATACTAACTAAATAATTTTCCAAATAAATTTTTTATAAATATCACCACTCTCACTAACCTTTTTAATTGTTTTATGACATATTCTATATTGATTACATACATCCTGTATACATTCAAAAGTTTCAAGTATATTATGAGTTTCAGGATCAATTTTTTGAACTTTTTTCGAACATGTAGAAGATAAGAGTGGTTTAGGTAATTCTTCATTAAATGTGTTCTTTAATTTATCGGGGCAATCTTCATACATTTTCCAGTAAAATTCACCAGATTGTTTATTATTCTTAATTGCAATTGTGAGAGTACATGCGGCTAATCCAATGGCATCAGCTGCTAAATTAAGATTTGGATAAACATTTAAAATTATATTTTGTTCTTTGTTCAATTGTGCTACTAGTCCTTTATGTCTAATAATTTTTTTAATCCCTTTTGTTTCAGGTATTTCTACAGGTTGTATATCTGAATCATCAACACAAAACCATCTGTAATCATTTTGTACAGTATTATTAGTGCACGCAGATCTAATATGATAATCATGTATTTTTGAATCATTAATAGATCTAGATGCTTCACGAAAACTGAAATATACAGCTATAGGTGTTTTAAGATCATTTAAATTATATTTATACACTCGGCGATTTGAATTTGGAATTTTTTCAATATCACTATCATCAGACAATTCAATAATTTCATTTTTTAAAATTTGTTTATCATTAAAATTTATAAGAGAATCAATTAGAGTTTGTTTTAATACTTGATCTTCTGTTGATGAAATTAACTTTAATATTTCTACTTTTTCTAAGTTTTGAGATTCCTGTAATTTCATTTTGGTATATTCTAATTTTTGATCAAATGAAGTTTTATCATAAAAATCGATATGTTTTTTAATTATACTTGTCAAAGTATTATATGTAAAAGCAACTGAAATATTTATCAATTCTGAAGCAGGTAATCTATTAGCTTTAATATCTGGTCTATTTAGTAAATATTGTTCAAATTTATGTGGTCTATTACATTCAAATATATCAATAAGGATACAACCTTTAAAATTTTGACGATGATCAATCATTCTAATTTTAATATTATCAGTTTCACCTAATCTTATAATAAAATTGTTATCATCTTCCTGTGAAATTCTAAGAATATAAATACATGGTGTATCTTCATATGCATTAAGTAGATTTTTTTGTTTTGCCTCTTCAATATTTCTTTTGCATTCAACTTGAAGAGTTTCAATAATTGCTTTATTTTTATTTTCTAGATATTTAAAGAAAATGGATTCCATCTTGGAATAGTAAAGTCTGACTTGTTTTCCCTTTTCAGTATTTGAAATCATAGTCAATCCCTTGAAAGTATTTACACTCATCAAAATAGTTTCTTTATTATGACCACCGAAGGACTGCTCCACATTTTTGTGGAACAGGTTATGTACTACATAATCAATGTTTTCCTCGAAATTTTTAATTAAAACTTTTTTTGCTACATCTTTCCTTGCAAATCCCAACCATTCCCAAACATTATCAAGATCAACAACAAATCTAGTTGGATCATTTCCATATATTAGATATAATTGGAAATTCATAACAAACTGTTTTTGATCTTCATTAGTAAATTCCTGTTGAAGTAAATTAGAAAGTTCTACATCCATCGTAGGTATTTGATTTGAAATAATTTCGTTTGACATTATAAATAATAAAATTGATTTATCTTTAAATACTATTAAAATCAATTACTCACATTCTTTTTTTGGGTGGTTGAAGTTGAACTTGGTTTTAATAAATTTGGATATGTTTCACCATAAAGTAAAGCAAGATTTTTATGCGTGAAATAGAAGGTAATAATTAAATATATTAATATAAAATGACTGCAGAGATAAATAAAAGAGGTGGAGGGGGTTTAATGCAAGTAGCTAATTCATATGGAGCTAGTGATAATTGGCTTCACGGTAATACAGTTGATGCACAATGTTATAATATACGTAATTCTATGATGCATTATTTTATTAATCGAGACAATGGATTCCCTTTAAAAGAAGATATAGATTGTAATACGAATCCAAAAGGAGATCATCGACCAGAATTAAGATTTGATATAGATAAAAGACCTGTAGAAAAAGGAATTGGTTTTTTTGCACATTATCCTGAATATTTGAAACCATCAAGTGAAAACTTAGATCCATTTAATAAAGTTCAATTCGGATCATCTCTACTTCCAGAGAAGTTCTATACTGGTGGGGTAGATGCTTTTTGGAAAAACGAGTCGCTAGTAAAACTAGCAACGAGACCAGAGGTCGAATCATTATTTGAAATGACTCAACAATATTATCTAGAGCAACGAGAAAATCTGTATAAGGAACAGGCTGAGAAAGTGAAGGGAGAGAAAAAATTGTATGAGGAGCAGGTTGAAAAATGGAAACGGGAGCAGCAACTTTTAAGTGTTTAATCGCATTCACATATTGCTTTACCACATCCAAAACAAATATCACATTCACAATCAGAATCGAAAGACGCACATTTATTACATCTAGTTTTGGTATAATAAGAATTAGTTTTAAGCATTATTTTTTCTAAAGCGGATAACCGATTTTCTAATTCTTTAATCTGTTTTTTACATGTATCTATTTCAAGATTTACTTGTTCCATATTTATTTGGGTGTGATATTATATTTAAATACTATATAAATATATGAAATAGTAAATTTATTATTTTTATGTAGATAATTCTTCATATTTTTCTATCATCATATTGAATTTATCTAATGTTGTTTCACCAAATTCAGCTGTACTCCATTGCCTCTTTCCTTGTTCTAAAAGTTTTGGATGTCTATCAATAATAAATTTTTCGTAACTTGTCTTTGTAGCTGCTTTATACCAACAATATTTAGGAATATCTTCAATCTTTACACCACAATTATCTGGTAATTTTGATACTGTTTTACGACCAGCTATTGTATTACGTTTAGGTACAATGGGGTCACTTTTATTTGATATCTCACTATCTGACTTATCTTCGATTTCAATACCTTCATACATTTTAATACATTTGCAAATTTCATCATATTCTTCTGTATTTTTTACCCTTAATTTTTTGAATTCATCATCTGCTTCATTATTAATGCAATTATCTAAATCTTTTAATCTAGAAAGAATATCTTGATATTTTTGCATAATAGTTAATTTTACAGATTTTGTTCCACTCATCATTGGTTTTGATCGAATGCCTTTAGTAACTTCATTTACTAAATGAGGATGTTTATCAATTACAAATTTTTTTTCACTTTTATCCCAACGAATATATTTTGGTAATTCTTCAATACCAACATCTATTAATTCTTGACACGGTGGTTTTTTATCAGATCTAGAAGTTCTATTACTATTTTGTTGTCCTTGAGTTGCCATCCGTAAATTTTTAACACGATTATCTAATTTTTTCCAATTAATGTGATCAACTGTTAAGTCATCATTATCATAATTTTTGATTTTTGCCAGTCCTGTAATAAATTTATGCATATAATTAACGTCGTCATCATGTGTGGATGCATAACCAATTTGAAGTACATACCAATTAAATTTTGATATTTCATTATCGAATTCATAATCATAGACAATAGGATATTTAAGATCTTTCCAAAATAATGCATAATATTCTATATTGTCATATTGAATGTGATATTTATATTTTAATTCATTTGAACTCCTAATCTTTTTAATCGGAGTTTTGGATTTAATTATTATCATTTTAATTGTGATAACTAATAAAAAATATTATTTTGATTCAATTTTTATAAAACCAAAATAGTAAAACATGTAAAGAATTTAATTGCTGTAAGCACCTTTATACCTTTAAGTTTCCCTAAAGGAGTGGACTGTATCTTAAGCGCAGAAACCGTAGTTTTCTACACCCACACCCGTTCAGTCTCTGACGCCCTACCACAAAGCTATTTAAAACTTTTTAGGTAGTAGGCATGCGGATTGCCCAATCCTTTCAATTATTACCATACCCAAGTTCTATTCTTGGCCAGTTAGTTCTTTCGAATCTAACCTTGGTATGAAAGGCTCTAAGGGGTTTCCCGATCAACAAGGAGTGTCGCAGTTGCAATAGTCAGTATGCAACCACTAGCATTTGATATTTATCCATTTTATGGATCAATGCTTTTTGGCCCTGGTCGAATAATTTTATTCCGTTAAGGCCACCCATGCCGCTCATGATACGTAGGACATTGTAGTTGACGGCATACACGCGAATCTTGACAGTAGCACCGCCTGCAACTGAAGCAGCAGTGAGGTTAAGGGCAAGAGTTGCGTTATCAATACGAGAGAAATTGCAAGTTCCGGAAGGTTGATGTTCTTCGGGTTTGAGGCCGAAGGAGTATACATTGATACCTTGGCTGGGGACGTTTTCGTGATGTTGGTAAGGTTGTACAAGGTTGAAGTATTTGCCGTCACGTTCGGAGAAACGATCATGGCCATTGAGTTGGAGTTTGCAGAGGGAGACGGGGTTGGTTCCGTTTTCGAATGAAACGGGGATGAAGACATTGTTGGCACCACCAGCAGCGACACCGGGCATGGAACCAACTTGATGATCACCTTGAATTCCAATGAGTGATACATTGGAACTGGTCCAATCACCTGAGGGAGTGTAGGTGCTATCAGCGGCATCAGTGTAATTGAACCATTGTTTACCGAGAGAATGGGTGGCAGCAGCAACTGCTCCAGATTGATCGGTAATATTGGAATCTTTTTGCACAACCCAAATGAGCTCTTTGCAAGGATGGTTAAAGTTGAGTTTGATCTTGTTGGAGGTGGTAGAAGTTGATTCTTCGCCGGTATATTGGAGTTGTTCGATGAGGTATTCGTGGGAGACTTGGGCGAATCTGCGGCGTTCATCAGTATCTAGGTAGATGTAATCTACAAAGAGAGAGCATGAGGCTAGAGAACCAACAGAGACGGCACCAAGATTGGTGGTCCAGTTAGCACCACCATCAACGGAGGTACCTGCCCAGTAGGCATCAGAAACGGGGCGAAGTTCAAGGTTAATCTTGACTTCGTGGTATTGGAGAGCAATGAGGGGGAGGGCAAGACCAGGGTTGCGAGCGAACCAGAATTCTAGGGGAACATATAGAACTTGGCCTCCAACACTGGCAGTGGATGCAGTTTGGTTGAATAGGGGAGTAACTAGTTGAGGAATGTTACCAACCATGTTAGCATAACCAAGTTGATGGCCAGCAGATTGGGTTAGTTCATTCCAGATGTGGAGCCAGTCACCGTAATGTTTGTCAATGCGTTGACCACCGATTTCGAGTTCAACATTGCGAATTAGGATATGACCGACCCAGTTTAACCAACGGAAACCAGTAATGGTTGATCCGTTTTGAGCGGGGACTGATACTGAAGGGAGTTCAACGCGGAGGTAAGTACGATGAATTAAATCACCGTTACGAGAAATAGTGCAGGTAACTTTCTTTCCCCAATCAGCTTGTCCGTTGAAAACTTGTTCAATGGATTCCATGGAGAAATTGGTGTGTCTTCTATAAATGACTTTGAAAAATGTAATTTGAGGATTACCAGTTAGGTAGATATCCTGTGCGCCATAAGCTACGAGTTGCATAAGCAGGTTGTTCCGTGAATTTACCATACTCACGGCCTGGACTGTATCTTAATGGCAGCAAACCTTAGTTTGCTGCCACCATACCCGTTCAGTCTCTGAAACGGTATCATGTTCTACATTTCAATAGTTCTGAATTATAGAATTTAGATACTCGCCTGCGGATCGCCCGTAAATTTATAACTTTTTTACCATTGGGAAGTGGAATTACCACTGTTCCTTCAAAAGATTTCTCTTATGAAGTGGTAGTTATAAACACGTATAGGGTGGGTTTCCCGCATCAAGGTATGTCGCAGTATGAAAAATTTATTTTTTTCTATACTACTAGCAAGGGATTTGATCCCCTCACTTAGGCCTGGATAAATTATTGACCTCCTCCCATTTCTTTTTATACTATATATAAAGAAAAAAAATAATCTAAAATAAATATTATTTCCGCATTTATAATTTAAAAATCCAACCAAACAACTTTTCTAAATAACATAAAACCCCTTTAAAATCCCTAACAAAGATTTTAAATTTTTAAAATAGATTTTTATATTTAATTTTAATTATTCAAAAATATATTAAATCATCATCCTATAATCGGTAAAAAATTGACGAATAAATATTAAATTATATCATAACAATATAAATGGACAATCTACTTGGAAATGAAATTGGTCGAGGTGGTTTCGGAATTGTTTACCAAAAAAAAGATGATCCTTCTAAATGTATAAAATTAAGTAATAAAAAAGGGGGGTCTATTCATTGTCGACAATGGTCAAATGAACATAAAAAAATAAGCAGCTTCATTAATAATATTGAAAAAAATTCAAATAATCATAAATTTAAATTTGTAAAAGTTTTAAAATCCATAGACTTTATAGAAACACCAAAAGAATGTTATATGGTTTTGCCTAGAATTTATAGACCAAATAGGGATGAAGGATATACTCTTCAAGCTCAATTAGGTTGTGATTCTTGTCATATGATTCATAAAGGACGTGGAGAATTCATTGGTTTAAAGGAAATTAGAGAATATCTACCCGAAGATGATATTGAAATTGCTTGTCATGAATTAGGTATGATGATGGCATTAATACATTTTGTAGGTAAAAATGATGCATATGATATTGAAGTATTTCTTGGTAAGGAATTGCATTCAAAAAAATGTAGATTTTATATCGCTGATTTCGATCTTTCAGAAGAAATAAAAGAATATGATTCTGAAACTATTGAAAGAATTAGTTGGTCACTTGATGCAGTACCTTATTTTCCAAATGATAGTAATAAAAAATTATTTGAATTATTTAAAAGTGGTTATTCAAAAATTGCTCAAAATCCTGAAATAGTTGAAAAAATCTTTGAAAATTATGGATAAAATATCTATTCCTCTTTTAATCTCCATTTAAAACCCTTACAAATTACATCAGAAGAATCACATGCCAATCTCAAAGATTTTCGTGGCATTTTAAATTCTTTTATTACTGCCTCAAATGTTGGATATATTTTTATTACTTCATTTGTTGTTTGATTAAGCTGTTCTACTTGTTTATGTTTAATTGAAATCTTCTTTTCTGGTACATATAAATTTTCCAATGATAGTTCATATTTTCCTGTTACCATAATATCTTGAATTATTTTACTTACCCATATTTGAAAAGGTATAGCTGTAGCCTTTGATGAATTCATTAAAAATCTATATAAGCCTATTTCTGTAAGATGAATAATTTTCTTTGCAGGAATTCCTTCAACAATCTTTTCATTCTCATTAAAATGTTTTACTGCTTTTTCAACATTTCTAAACTTTAATACCTTTTCCAGTTCAGAAATATTAATTAATTTCAAGCCATCTCTTTCAATTATTTCAACTTCCTTTCCTTCCAAAAAAGCTTTTATGATAATATCCATAATAAAGTTAATAGAAAAATAATGTTTAAATCATTATCAATTTTAATTTCCATTTATATCCTTTACAAATTATATCAAAGTTACATACCGAATTAAAAGTTTGTCTTGAAATTTTAAATTAATAAAAATTCATCTTTTATATTGGATCTGCTTACACTCATTTATATAAATAGATATATAGCTACTTAAATATATATTTAGTGGATAATTTATTTCCACAATCATGCATAAAAATATGTATAAAATTGTTTTTTCATGCCCATCAAAAACATATAAGCTTCGTGTATACTGTGAACCTCTAGAATTGTGTAACAGTATTGAAAGATTGCTTTCAAACCACATATTATTCTATAATACATTATTTAAGATTCAATCAATATTTCCAGAGTCTTCTATAAAACAAGATCCCCTAATAAAAATTTTCAAGTCCTTATAAAATATATTAAAACTATATTAAATGAAGAAAGGGATAGCAATACTCGAATTATAAAACCAAAATAAATTTGATCTAAATATAACTATTTAAAGGAACATTAAATGCTTTAAAATATGAAACTACAATGTATTCAATTTCCAACCAGAATAAAAATAACAAAAACCAACCGTTAACAAAAAAAACTATGGACATACAACATAGTTTTAAAATGCAACAATTTCAAGAAAAAGAGCAACAAATCTCTTTTCTACAAAATAAAATTAATAGTTTATATAATCAACTCTCAGTACTTGAAAGTAATAAGAGTAATGATGATGATATTTATACTATTATTGATATTAAAGATGAAATAATCAGTTATGAAAAACAATTACAAGACATTAATATTAATTCTGATGAAATTGAATATCTAGTAAACACCGGTGATATATTATTTAAATATTATGATATTATTGACAAAGGATCACCAAGAGAAGAGTCTATACTTATGAGTAAAAAAAATATTGTTGAAAATAGTGTATTAAAATACCTTATTTCACAAGAAAATAAAGATAACTCACAAAATGAAGAATCGGGGATTAATGATAAAGCTACATTACTTGATAAATATATGGAATGTACAGAATATAATTATGTTAAAAATATAGAAGTTGAAAATAAAGATAGATGTCTATCTTGTGATTCTGCAAATCGTAATATAATGCTCAATGATGGTATTATTTATTGCAATGATTGTTGTACTGTCGAATATATCATCATCGATCATGATAGACCTTCATACAAGGATCCACCTAAAGAAATCAATGTAGGTTTCGAAAAGCATCTAATTCCTATGGTTTCATGTGCGGCCTAGGAAAAAACTTATTAGCAGGCACAAATTAAAAACTGCAGATGCTAGTGGCAGAGAATATAATTTTTCTGCTGCGACACTATCAAATTGCGGGAACTTCCTAAAGCTTTGGGTACTAAATTTATATCGTAAGATTATAAATGGCAGAGAGTAGAACTCTGGTATAGTAAAAATCCCAATGATATTACAATGGATAATCCGCAGCCAAGTTTCTAACCCCATTAAATTTTAAATGGTTAGAAAAAGGTTCAACGACTAAATGGTAGTGGGTAAAATGAACCCGGTTTCGTTTTGCTTAAGATATAGTCTAGACCCCGGAGTATATCCGACAAATAGGTTGAAAAACCGGGTATAATCGCAGCTATTTTGCATACAAGCGTAAACAGATTTATGCGCTTAAAAGTCACGTGCCAAGATTATCGAAGATATGGTCTTGGAAAACATTTATAGTACTTCGGATAGATTTTAAACTATCATACTAGTGGCTAGTAGTAAAAAAATTAATTTTATTTACTGCGACATTCCTTGTTGCGGGGAGTCCCTTATAGTCTTCAATACTGCTTTATATTAGAAATTTTATAAAGGAACACGATTAATTATCGTACCCTATAGTAATAAATTGAAGAATTGGGTAATCCGCAGGTGAGTACCTAAGTCCATTATGTCAGGATATGGTACCATCTCAGAGACTGAACGGGTATGGGTGTGAGAAAAATGACAATTTTCTATGATCACTTAAGATACAGTCCGACTCTAATAGAAATATTCGGAGATTTATCGATTAATCATTTCAATGAATGGATTTCGCAAATACAAGGTAAAGAAACAACAGATATACCTGAAGAAGTTTACGATAAAATTCTTCTCGAAATCAAAAAACAAAAAATTAACAATATGGCAGATTTAACTACCAATAAAGTAAAGGAGATACTTAAAAAACTCCGAATAAACAAATATTACGAGCATGTCCCGCATATCATCAATAAATTAAATGGATTACCGACTCCTCACTTTGATTCAGAGCTCGAAGACAAATTAAGAAGTATGTTTAAACAAATACAGCCTTTGTTCTTAAAATATGCCCCTGGATTAAGGAAGAATTTCCTTTCATATTCGTACGTCTTGCATAAATTTTCGCAATTGTTAGGCAAGGATGAGTACCTACCCTACTTCCCTTTGCTCAAAAGTCGCGAAAAATTACATGCACAGGACATGATTTGGAAAAAAATATGCGAAGAATTACATTGGCAATTTATAACAAGTATGTAAAAAATTACATAAAGGTTTTACATTTAAAATTAAAGAGTAAATCATTTTTATAATTACCCAACCACCTTAAAAATTTGAAAGTAATTTAAACAAATACTATGTAAAAATTTTACTAAATACATACCTGGAAACTAAATGACATCTGTTATATCTCAACCAATTAATTATAAAAAATCTAAAATAGATTATGAAATGTCAATTGATGATATAAATCCTATCATCCAAATGTTTTCATCTTATAATGAAATTCCTATTTTGATGTCAAAAAGACCGAAAGTAAAGTTTCAAGTAAATATCATTGAAGTTGATTTGTCAATTCATAATAAACCATCATGTCATCCTAAAATAGTAATAATAGGATTTGACAATAAAAATAAATCAAATTATAAATAAATGTTTGAATACATCTCTGCAATTGGATTAGCATCATTATGGACAATACAACCATATATATTAAAATATGTTAATCATGTTGATCCAATTACAACTTGGATGTTTACATTAATATTCGCAGCCATAATAGCTGTAATTGTATATTTTTTATTTCCATCAAAAAATAACGCATTTGATATTCATCATATGGATTTAATGTTAATATGTATTGCAAGTTTAATTGGTATTGTTATGGCACCATTATTATATATTTATTTAATTAATAATAGTAAAAATTTACCATTTCTAATAGCATTAGTATTTTCATTTACAGTAATACTATCAAATATATTAAGTTATATCTTCTTAAGAGAAAAACCAACAATTACTAGTATTTTTGCAATTATTCTTATATGTACTGGTATTTTATTATTATCTAAGAAATAGCTATTATATAAAAATTTGATAATTAATTATTTTTATTTGAATTATTCATAATATAATAATGGGTGGTAATGCTATCGAAAATGCCGAAAGAATGTCAAGACAAGAATATATTGATATTTGTAATTATCTTAAATCTCTTGATAATACTATGATGATTACTTACAGCTTTGATACAAAAGAATCTTATGGTGATATTGATATAATTGTTATTAATAAGAATCCAATTATAGAAAATGTTTCACAAATAGTTAAAAATGGTTCATTAACATCAATAGGTTTAATATGGAATAATAAAATTCATCAAATTGATTTTACAGTCACATCTAAAGAAAAACAGGAATTTTTACATACATATTTGAGTTATAGCATTTTTGGAATGTGTTTAGGAATTTCTCTAAACAAATTAAATTTACAGTATGGTTCTGAAGGCCTTAAATTATCTTTTTCAATTAATAAAACAAATTATTATTTGCTACTATCAAAAGATACAAAATCAATTTTCCAATTTCTTGAACTCGATTTAAATAGGTTTCATCAAGGTTTTAAAGATTCTAATGAATTATTAGATTATATTTTAGTAAGTCCATATATTTCATATGAAATATTATCTAAAAAAACATTTACAGCGAAGGAAGATTCACGACTAAATGTTATAAAAGATTATAAACCTCTTCACCAACATACTAAAACTCTAAAACAAGATTTAGATGAAATTAAAAATAAAGTATTAAAGTTCTTCGATAAAGAAATAGAATATGAAGAAATGAATAAAGAAATTGAAAAGAGAAATGAACTGGCTCTTAAATTTAATGGCAATATTGTAATGAAAATATTAGATAATAAAATTCAAGGCAAAGAATTAGGAAATTTTATAAAAAGTTTTAAAGAAACATATGATATTGAAAATATGTCCCAAGATGAAATCGAAATAAATATTTCATCTTACTACAAACAATCATAAAATATAATAAATTAATTATTTCATTATAAATAATTTTTTACTTTACTTAAATTAATACGCTTTAAATGAATGAAGAGACTATATTAGTTATTGGATATTATAATCGGAAAAATATCGGAGATGAATGTTATAAAATAGCCTTTCCATTACTATTCCAAAATGTAAAAAAAATGTCTTTTGTATGTAGCGATGATATTGAAGTTATACCAGACGATGTAACCACTGTTATATGTGGTGGCGGGGATATTATCAATGACTATTTTATGAAAAAAATACATGAATTACTAAAAAGTTTTTTAGGTAGAATTTATGCAGTGTCTGTTGGTATACCATTCTTAAATGCAACAAAATATCTTCATATTTTTGATCATATCTTTGTACGTAGTACAACTGATTATGACAGGGCTATAGAAGAAGTCGGTGCGAGAAATGTTTCTTGTATAAAAGATATCTCAGCATGTATACCTGTAATACATCGTATTCATAATATACATTCAAATAAAAAAGTTCGCATAGGTATTGCATTAGCTCAGCCTTATTTTTACGAAAATCCTAATAAAACTAAATTAATTAACTCTCTAGCAAATGTATTAATTAAATTGTATAAAAATAATCATAATATAGAATACCATTTTTTAAATTTTAATTATGATGAATCACATCAAGAAAATGATAGAATTATTAGTAATACAATTAATCATATTTTAACTCATAATAATATACCATCTATTTTACATAATGAAATTACTTCACCAATTGTTATGATTAACTTTATAAATAATAAAGTTGATTTAACATTATGTATGAGATATCATTCAATTATGTTTTCATTGATAGCAAATAAAAGAGTCGTCCCCCTATTTTTATCAAGCAAAATTAAAAATATATTGAAGGATATTGAATATGATATGAGATTTGCAGTTGAATTACATGCCGATAATAATTATCAACCAACAAATATAGATGAATCTTGTTTATATGAAGCACTTTCTCTTGCTATTGAAAATCAAGATTTTACATATTCTCACACTCTAGATATAAATCAATTTGAAGATATAACAAATAAAATTCTGTGTGAAAAAAAAAATTCTGATATTTTAGTTTATGATAAATTTAAATCTTTTGAAGATGTTTTAATATCATGTAAACGTTCTCTATGTAAATATCTACATATAGATCCATTAACATTTGAAAATATATTAATGAATAAAGGTCCATTATATCTTAATGATAAACAACCATTAGAAATTGCTCGTTTTATATGTTTCATTATTTCGGGTAAAACACATCATCCTTGTGTTTGGGGTCTTACTGAAAGATTAACAGATAATGACTTTCAATTATATGAAAGTATAATGTTTATATGGCAGACTTGTAAAATAAGTCATGATATTATAGAGAGAGAACATTTATATTATCCTTCTATAAAGGGACTAAATCGTAGAGTGTTATTAAATTTGGATTATATATTTCAAAATGATTTTTCACAATATCATAGAGCTGGTTGGTCATATGTTATAGGTGGGTTAATGAATTTGGATGCACAACATTTATCGCGTCAAACTGATGTTATGTTAGATACATATTTAGATAGGAGTTTTCATTGGGGATATGATATACTTAAATATATTGGAATGGTACCATATGTAAAACCATGGTTTGGATTTGTACATCATACATTTGATAATGATCATAGTGAATATAATTGTAATAATCTTCTTGAAAATCCTGATTTTATTGAATCATTAAAATGTTGTAAAGGAATATTAGTCCTTAGTGAATATTTAGCAAAACAATTTAGAAATGCATTTTTAATGATTAATATTGATGTACCTGTTTATACATTATATCATCCTACAGAATTTGTTGATAATAATTTTACAATTGATAAATTTATAAATAATCAAAATAAAAAAATAGTTCAAATAGGAGCTTGGCTTAGAAATCCATATGGAATTTATGAAATTCCATTACCACCTGATGGAGGTGTTTTAAAAATTACAAAAGTTGCTCTAAAAGGAAAAGAAATGGATCAATACTTCCCACCACCCGATTTTTTAAAAACCATGGAAAATGTTCTTACAAATTATGATTGGTTTCATCACAAAACAATTGATCCAAACCATTCTAATGGAGAATTTCCAGATTCATTTTGTAATGATAAAATATGTAGAGATGATTGTAATTTTGATGATAAAATATGTAGAGATGATTGTAATTTTGATGACAATATATGTAGAAATATTTCCAGACCTCCTAAAGGGTTTGGAAATTCATCTGTAAATAAATTTTGTAAAGGATTATATGATCATATAGTATATCAATTAGATTCTGTTATAGTTTTAGATAAATTAAGTAATGATGATTATGATAATCTGTTATCTGACAATATTATTTTCCTTCATTTAGTTGATTGTAGTGCTGTAAATACAGTAATTGAATGTATTGTAAGAAATACACCTTTATTAGTTAACAGATTAGCCCCTTTAGAAGAAATTCTTGGTATAAATTATCCTGGTTTTTATGATAATTTAAATCAAGTTGCAGATATTTGTCAAAATATAAATAAAATTAAGGCAATTTCAGATTATATAAATTCACTGGATAAAACAAGATATAAATTAGAATTTTTCATTGATCATTTACAAAATATTATTGGAAGCAAAAATATTATTGAATATGAAAGCATTTACAAAAATTATGAATTATTTATTCATGAACCTCCTCCACCTCCCAAACAACCTATCATAAAAATAAATTTATACTCTAATTTACTCCAGTTTTTACCAAATAAATCTTTATATTATTCATCTTTAAGGAAGCTAAGTATTAATTACAGGTGATAAATTGTTATTGTAAATGAATTGTTTTTAAAACCTCATCGCTTGATTCATATACCATAATTTGATTATTTTTTTCACAAATATCAGCTTGTTTGTAAACTGATAATTTATAATTTTCTAATAACCAAACTGCTGTAAAGTTATCATTTTCCTCTTCATATTCTGGATTTAAACCCCATTTAAGTTCGTGTTTCAAATTTAATAATTTTTCAACAATTTTAGGTATATACGAATGTTCCCAACAAATTAATATAATAGAATATTTAGATTCCTGATCTTTAATATATTCCACTACTTCTTTAATTTCTTCACGCTTATAATGATCCGAAATTTTCAAATTTAAATGATTTGCTAAAGGTTGAACGGTTTCATAAGGTCTGTTACTTGAATCTTTATGAGCCTGTTTCATAACTATGATTTTTTCCGGAAGTATAATATTTTTAGATGTTTTAAAATATCTAATAAGTTCTTCTGCTCTTTTATAACCTAATGGAGATAAATTTACACTATCTTTTTTGGTCTTTTCACCATGTCTGATAAATATAATTTGCTTCATTTATAATATTAATAAATTTTAAAGTTTTTGCGTTTGAATATGAATATTCAATTATGTATATACATTAATTAATATACATCAAATGTACAACATATATTTTTTAGAAGAAAATGATAATATAAGAATTGTATTTGATAAACTTCAATTAATTAATGATCTAGTTGAACTTTATAAAAAAATCGGTGTAATAATGTTAATTGTTGATGCTAATACAATAGTCTCCCAAGTTGAAAAAGATATGATTATGAATATTCTTGGAAACAATTCATTTAAAAAAAGAGAAAGTATTAACACTAGAGGTTTGATTCTTGATATTATACAACATGTACAAAATATAGAAATATGTAAATCTAAAATTGATAATATACCAACAAAACCTGTATATTTATATAAAGAAAAAGAAAAATCACTTAAAATTAATGTTGAGTATGGTGCAGATATTACATCTCCAATCGACTGTATGAGTACTGAGACCATGAACATCCATTTCAGTCAAGATACTGTAGCTAAATGTGTCACGAGGCACAGTACCATAGGAGATGAAAATAAGAATAACTTATATAATTACAGTGCTGATATTCCAGTTCCAAAAGGAGGAAAACTAAATATACCAATTCCAAGAGGACTTGATGATTTATTATCACACAATGATAATTTAAATATTGAAAAAATTATACAACCTAATGATATAAATTATGGTGGTAATTATCAATATACATATTTAATAGATAGTTGGTGGGCTGAACATAAAAATGAAACACTTAATAATTCATATTGTATTTTATATAATCAAGATAACGAGTGTAGTTTAGTTTGTAATTATACACAAAAAATAAAAGGTATTGCTGATGAATTTGGTGATTTTATAATTCTAAGGGAATATAATAATATTCCTGAAAAAAGTGTTGATCTTTTAAAAGAACTTATTCATAATAATATGTATTGTGAAAAAATATCAATTGAAAAAAAATTAGTTGCATTTGAATCATTATATGATGTTGAAAAAATTAATCAACAAGAAGATGAAAAATCACTAATAATATTCTATATTAAACAAAATTATATTATTTCTGATGATGTTAATAAAAGAATCAAAGTTAGCACTCTTCTAGAAGAAGTTGAAACAGAATTAAAAATATCAAATACAAATTTAAAATATAATTTTGCTAATTATTTATATGATATTGGATTACAAAAAAAACGTTATTCTGACGGTATGTATTTATATGGAATTGAATCCAAAGCAAATGCTAAAATTAATGATCTTAAAAAAGTAAAACTCACAAATAAAGATTATGAAAAATTAATTGATTCAAGGGATAAAGAATTAAATGAAATTTATAATTCTAGAACAAAAGCAGGTTATAAATAAAAATGTTCGATTTATTTAAATGCAAACAAATAATAATTCCTGCCCTCATATGGATAGATTAATATGGTTCGATATTATAAGTTACTCTGAGCCATCCGTTTTATTACAATTATATGCAGTTGATAATGAATTAAAAATATTTGCTCAAGATGAAATTATTAATAGATTATCACAATATAAATTTAAATTATTATTTAATGATAATCGTGAAATAATTTCAATAGCAATTCAAAATCGTTATAACCCCAAACAGTTCTTTATTATTAATAAAGATGAATTAGATAGTATACATGATATATCCAAAGGTACTTCTTATCTAAATAAATATACAGATTTTCAAATTTCTAGAAATAATAAAAGTTGGGCAATTAAAATATTTGGATTTTTAACTAAGAATGTTGATAATTATATTAATTATTTAAATAAGGAATTAAAAGAAAACGAAACTGTTTTAAATCAATCTATAGATAATGGCTGTTCGACAAAAATTATAAATAATTTTCAAAAAACTAAAATAATCATTGAAAATTTTTTAAATACTTTTAATGAAATTAAAAATAAATTATCAATTATTATTAAAACTGGTGGAAAATATAAAAAACCTAAATCTGTTATTTGGAAATCTACGGGTAAAAAAATTAAATGTAAAGACAATAAAAAAAGAGTTTTATATAAAAATAACAATAACGAATTTAGTGTCAGATGTATTAATAATGCAAATGGAAAAAAAATTGTTAAATATATTGGAGGTATATTTATTTTAAATGTCTAATTATATAATCTGTTAGTTTATGTTTTATATCCACATCATATCTTTCACCGCAAGCTTTACATTCTTTTTTTAATAACTTCTTTCTAACAACAAAGAATGTTTCAGGATTTCCACAAACATCACAGATAACAAATTTTTCTATATATTTTTCTATAAGTTTCTTTAAAATGTTTTCATCAAATTTACCATTTATTATTATTCCATTTGCAAGTGTACCTAATTCATAACCAATAAATTTCATAATACTTTCACTATCTCTTGCTAATGATTTTGATATATCTGATATATTTACCAATTCAGTTTTGACACCATTACCTTTCCCTTTATTTTTTATAATTAAAGCTGGCATTTTATATCTATAATATGGATCATCTAAATTTTTACTGCCTATATTAATGTTTTCTTGTACCGACGCCATATTGAGATCATTATTACATTAATAATATAAAATATTCTTTAAATATTATTCAAATTTTTTTGTAAAATTCTTGTTCTTCCAAAAATATTAAACCATATTCAATCCCTATATCCTTTTTAATCTTATGTTTTTGAATAACATCAGATGGTATTATTTCAACTTGTTTAAATGTAGTTATTCCTATACATTTACGAAGCCTAGCGGTAAGTGAATTCATTTATATTAAACGTGGAACGAAACCTAGATTCTTCTGTTGTTATTAATGAAACTGGAATTTTAAAAGAATTAACAATAATATCATTATTAACCCAATCATTTACAAAATATTTTACTAACAAATAATTTATAAAATGTTGTTCTACAACA